CTACAGCGCGAGTTCGGTCTGTGGCTCGCGCTGCCAGATCGGTGAACTGGTGTGTGCTTCGATACGATCAGCGATCACGCTGGCCCGCTGGCCGGCAGAAGGAGGGGTGTACATACCGAATCGACTTACGCTTCCTCCGTTCACCGCAGCGTTGGTGCTGTCGGCTGATGCCAAGGGCAGACTTTGGAAGATGGCGGGATCAAGCATGCGCAACCCATGCAGACGGCATAGAGGCCGACCGTGATCGTCGCAGATCGCATCCATCGCGACACCCATGCGCTTCCACCACGCGGAGGTACCCGGCGAACGCCACTGGCCTGAGCTGCCTAGGGCGACCGTGCGCCAGGACTTGGCCAAGTGCTGCAGGCGCTCGATCGACTCATGCATGTGCCAGACGGGCACGCCCGGCAGATGGCCGGGCCATTGTTCGAGCAAGCGGTTGTTGGCGTCTTCGTCCCCATCGATCACATCAGGGATCAATGCCCAGTCGAAGCCGGGATGCCGGTGCCAGTTATCCACCCAGCGGGTATAGCCTTCCACGTCGACCCGACCGCCTTTCTTCCACACGGTGAATGCGCCGTTGTCGAAGACGAAGGACTGGCAGGCCTCGGCGACAATGCCCATGTCGTCTTGCCGCGGGAATGGCACCAAGGCGTGTCGGCCGGTAAGCAACCGCGCCGCATCCTGCCGGGTGCCGCCGATTGGCGTGCCGTGGTAATGAATCATCCGCTCCGCCTCACTGTTTCGATCTCGATGCCCAGGTGCTGCTCGGATGGCGCGATGACAGTCATAGGCCCCAGCCCAACAATCTGCAGCCCAGTCTCCGCCGCATCCCGCTCCGCCCCTTCTTTGGTCCACCAGAAGGTAGTACCAACCATCCAGGCTAAAGGCTCTGGGTGGGGCCGCTGAGCCATGGCCTGGATGATATTCAGCAGATCATGCCGCTCAAGTTCGTCGCAGTCGCCCAGGCACAGGCGGTCACCAACGTGGCGCGTGCACTGGGCATCGTCCTCGGTTAACTCTTCGGAGCTGCCAACCCAACCGCAACAGCGGCATTTGGCTGGGTAATAACGTCCAACCAGCGGCTCCAGGCCTATGTATGGCGGTACGCTGACCATCTCGGTGTTGCTGGATCGGTTTTCTGTGGGCATGGGGATACCTCAAGCCGGCCAGGTGCCGGCTGCATGGGTTAGGCGGCGTGTGCTTGGCGGGTGGCGACGCGCCATGGGTCGTTGGCGCGGGCCAGGGCAGCCATAGGCGGCGGGCTGACGCTGTTACCGCACATGTGCACCTGCTCGGTCTTGGTGAATGGCTTGCCGTCGGCGCCCTTGTCGATGATGTAACTGGCCGGGAAGCCTTGGGCGCGGTAGAGCTCGTGCGGCTGCAGCATGCGCAGGCAGATGTCGACGATCACGTAAGGCGTGCCCTTCACGAATACGGTGACCAGGCCCAGGCGGTCTTTGGTGGTCACCGTGGGCGCTGGCGAGTCGCATGCGCTGATGTTCTCCGTGCCGTAGTAGCTGATCAGAAACGCGGCCACGCGCAGGGCGCCTTCCTCATGCTCCGGCGACAGTTTGTACTCGACCAAGGCATGGTGCTCGGCGCCGGCGGTCATTGTCGGTACCAGGTCATCTACGGGGCGGCCTACGCAGTTGCGCCGGAGCGTGGCCAGGCTGGCCGTTACCAGGCGCTGCTGGCTGCCGGTGTTGGTGACCGTGGTCAGCGGCTCGTCCGCGCCCTTCGCTGGCGTGGTGTTGAATCCGCCGTTGGCCTGCTCGATGAAGGCTGTGCACACGCCCATGGCATGGGCAGCACCCGCAGGCCTCTTGTAGTTGCCGCCGCTCGTGATGGTCGGCACCGGATCGGTGATGGCTGCTCCTTCACTGTTGAACCTGAATTTGACCAGATGCGCCGATGCCAGCGCCCGATGGCTTTGGGTCATCAGCGTTCCCATGGGCTGGTCCGCTGGTACTGGCTTACCGGCATACACCGGGCCCCCGGCCCCAACCATCACTGGGCTGGCCATCATCAGCTCGCCACGGTTGGCCGCAGTAACTGTTGGTAGTGGATCGCCCGGGTTGTTCACTCGGTCGGCGCCTTGGTGTGTTGCTGGAAGAATTACCGGGCTTGCCATGGCGAAGGATCCACCGCGCGGCCAGGAGGTCACCGTGCGAAGTGGCTCATGCGCCGACTGGGCCAATTCGCCCGACCAGTTCGCAATCGGCACGATGAAGGGCTGCGGGTTGTCCAGCACGAACTTCTTCATGCCCTTGGCCACACGGCGCAGCGTTGCGGCTGCCAGCTCCTTCTTGCGACCGAAGATGCTTTTGCTCGGCACGCTCCAGTCGATGCAGTCGGCGGCCGTGCGCCACTTCTGCTGGCCCTTGGCTGGGATCTTGGCGTGGGTCGGCTCTGGCCACACGATTGGCTGTCCATCGCACCGGGCGATCATGAACAGGCGCTCGCGGCTGGTGGGCGCGCCGAAGTCGCATGCCTTGATGATCCGCCACTCCACCTGGTAGCCCATGCCTTCGAGCAGGTGCACGAAGCGGCGCCAGGTGATGCCGCGGCGCTTCGGGTCTGGCACGAGGAACTGCTGTTGCACCGGCACACGTTCTCCGACAGCAGCGACCGTGCCGTCCAGCTTCATCACCCGCCCGGTGTTCTTGTCGCGCTTGGCCATCAGCGGACCCCACTGAAGGATCTGCTTAACGTTCTCTAGGCTGATCACCCGAGGCTTCTTCTTGCCGGCCCACTTGAGGCCGATCCACGAGAGGTTGCGGATCTCGCGCTTGCGCGGTTGGCCGCCGGCAGCCTGGCTGTGGTGGGTGCAGTCAGGGCTCATGTGGAACCAGCCAACCGGCCGCCCCTGGCATTCCTCATCCGGGTCACCTTCGAACACATCGGTGGTGAAGTGGCGCGCTGCTGGATGGTTGGCGGTGTGCATGCTGATGGCCGCCGGGCTGTGGTTCTTTGCCACCGTCACCGGCCGGCCCAGGCCCATCTCCAGCCCGGTACCGGCGCCGCCGCCACCGCAGAAGAAGTCCACCACGATCTCATCGTCTTGCGGATCGAAGCCAAGGCCGTACTGGGTTTTGAAGTCGAGCGGGTTCTTTTTCTGGAATGCAGACATGGGCGGTCCTCGCCGGCGGGGCGTGATCGTTATCGTTGAATAGGGGAAGGCGCTGGCGGGCAGCTCGGGTCAGGCGTTGGCGAGCAACAGCAGGCCGGTGTCGTCCGGATCGTCGCCCAGCATCAGGTCAGGCGCGCGCAGCTCGCGACCGATGCGGAACTGGTCGAGTCGTCGCGCCACAAAATCCGAAACAACAATTTCGTGGCGCGGCGCGCTCAGGAAGTGGCGGGCCGCTTCAGGCCCTAATTCATGGATGCGGTGGATCAGCAGGGTCATGGCCTCGCCGTTTTCCTCGACGCTGGCCCAGGCCTTTATCTCGGCTAGTGCCTGTCTAGTCCCTGGTCGAACCTTCAAGCGCAGGTCTTCTTCCTGCAGGCGCTCGGCCTTCTCGCGCCGTCGCTTGTCGCGCTCTTGCGATGTCATCGCCATACGGCGCCTCCTTCAATCCGCTGGGCGGGATGTGTATGTGCAGCTGGCGGCGACGCTGCTGCGTGAGCTTCTGGATGCGTCTCATGGGTGGCACACCTCAATGGGCGTTTTCTTCGTCGAGCCAGACGGCATAACCACCAGTAGACGCTTGTTTCCTCGGTATACGCCCCAAGGCTGACCAGTGGATCTGGCCATGGCCGCCGCGTACTTCACGGCGGGCAGAGGCTGAGACATGGTGGCGATCATGGCCTACCCCCGATTCCGCTGGAGCGGGAAGTCAATGTCGAACTCGGCAATGATGCGCGCGAACCTGCAGTTACCGATGCCCAGTTCCAAAGTCACGCCCCACCGGGACTTGCCGGCATCACGCAGAGCAATGATCTTGTCGGCGAGTTCACGATCCTCCTGGCTCGGTTCGGCCTTTGCCTTCGCCGGTGTGGCCGGCTTCGGCGGGCTGAAGAACCTGAATCCTCCCCGCGCCGCTACGCCCCAGAGAGCGGTCTTGGTTTCGCCCAGGAGCTTTGCGACCTCGCCACAGGTCATGGTCTTGGCGAGCTCTTCTACCTGAGCTGTGCGTGCCTTGGCGCGGCTTTTACGCTCGCCGCCGCGCTCCTGCTTAACTGGCTTGACCCGCTTTGGCTTCGGCTCAGGGTGATGACGCTGGCGGAATGGCACGTACTGGAAGCCCTCAAGCACGATGATCTGGCCTCCAGATGCGAAGAAGGCCGCTTGTGCGGCCTCCAGGTCGATTGATGGGTTCACCCTTCACTCCTTTGCGCCTCGGTCAGGGCGGCATTGAGGTCTGCGGTTTGGCTTTCGGCCGGCTTGATCGAGAAGAAGTCGCCAACAGCCGCCTGGCCACTCTTGATGCTGTTGAACACACCGCGCAGAGAGGCGATTTCCTCGGGCAAAATCTCGTCCAGGCTCTTGTTGAGGTAGGCGCGCAGGTGCTTCTCGGTCACGCCTTGCTGGGCGAACGCGTCGACCAGGGCGCGGACGCGGTCAGCGAGGGGCAGGCTGGTGTCGCCGGCCAGCGTCTTCCGGCACTGGAAGACGGCTGCTTCGACCAGATCGGGCGGTAGGATGGCCAGAAGTCGCGCACGCAAGCGGCGGCCGCCCATGTTCGCGGTGATCTCGTAGATGTCGCGCTCTTCGGTCAGGGCCTGACCGCCGCCGCGCTTGTCACGGATGTGGCGAACCGTGAACTTCTGTGACGAGTAGGTGTTCGTCTCCAGGTCCCAGGCGTAGGCCTCCATCTCGCTGTTGCCTTGCTGGCGGCTCAGCTCGCGGATTCCGTACTCGATGTTGCCCCAGCACCGAGCCAGTTCTTCGGCAAGGCGAATGGAAGGCCCGGAAACGGTCTGACCACCACGCGGGTACGCATACTCGCCGGAAGCTGCCAGGCTTGGCCGGCTGCACGAGTTCATGATCTTGCTGTAGGCCAGGGCCTCATCACGCGGGAATCGCTTGGCCAGCAGCAGCTTGCCCTGGGCTTCGGTCACGGCCCGGCTCTGCTCGATGTTCACAGTGCCGTGGTTCACGTGCTCCGCCATGCCGCGCGGGGCGAAAGGGTTGTTCTCGGTCATAGCTTGTCCTTCGCCCAGTAGGGCAGCGTGAGGGTTTCGATGGCCGGCCACTCGTTGTGTCGAAGGCAATCGGCGTAGACTTCGATGTTGCGGTGGTACTCGGTTCGGCCAGCGGCCTTGGCCTCGAAGTCCATGGTGAATAGGCGAACCGGGTATTTGCCGCATTCAATGCTGGTACTCACTACTAGGAACACAAACGCGGCCGGCGCCTCGCCAAAGTGCGCTGCGTAGCCGTCGCTGTAGTAGCTGTCCTGAACGTGATAGCGGTAGTCGTAGAACGACCGGGCAAACTTGCTCATGTCGGCCGTGGTCTTGAGGTCTAGAATCCAGCCAAGGCGCTCGATGGTCTTGTCTGGTCGGCAGCGGCACAGCACGCCCTCTCGCTCGTCGTTCCAGTAGATGCTGGCCTCGGCGTCGCCCTGCGTTTCGAGCAGGAACCGAGCATGTGGGTGGGCCATGACGCTTTCGCGAATCAGGCCAATCTTCCTGCCGTCCTCTGCCGACAGGACGGTCTGGCCGGTGAGCGTGGATTCGAACTCTTCCCACTTCTCTTTGCCGGCCTTGGTGTTGCGTGGCGCATCGGCTGGACCGACTGCGTACTCAGCAGTGTAGCGTTCCGGCTCAAGCAGCAGGGCATGCACTGCATCGCCCAAGTCCAGCGCCTTCTTCTTCTCGGGATCTTCCGGCGCCGCCTTGCTCCACTGGAACAAGGCCGGGGCCTTGGCGATCAGGTCCAGTTGCGATTTGGACACGCCTTCGCCGCTGTGGTACGCCTCGTTGCTGAGGTCGCGGTAGTAGCCGGGTTGCATAGGAAAACCTCGCGCCTGGCCGGCGCCGTCAGTTGAAAGGGGAAATGCCAGGTCACCCAGATTGGAGGTGCCACCAGGCCCTGGCTGCGGTGGATGGTTGCGCGCTCTCGGCCGCTTACGCTCCCGAAGGGGTACGGTTATCCCGAAGGGCCGCCGTGCTCGGCTACGTGATTCGGGTCAGGGGATCATTCGCCGCTGGTGTAGTCGCTGATCCATTCCTGAATTCGCTCGATGCCGATGGCATTCAGGGCTTCGTAGAAATCACCGCTGGCTTCAACCCATGCAGAGAAATGCTGTTCTCCCATGGCATTAAGCAGGTTGACTGGGCCGGCTGTTTCTACGATGTCGGCCGGATCAACATCGTGCAGTCGATCTGCAACCGGGATGTCTTCGACAACTGCGGTCAAGTCGGCCTCAACCGTTACCAGCATCGTGTTGCCGCAGAAGGCCTCAAGCTGAACGTCGTGCGCCTTGAATGTGATGCTGCTCATTTGATTTCCTCAGGAAGTGATGTTGCCGGCCAGGGCGCTCGCAAGCATCCAGGCTGTGCAGATGAATAGGGTGGCGAAGCTGCCGCGCCAGGTGGCGATGCGGCGGGAACGCTGGGAGCTGGTCATTGCGGAAGGCTCCTAAGCCGTTCCTCTCGCGCTTTGATTGCGCAGTCGGCGTGTTGTGTTCGCCATCCACCCTGATAGCGCTCGAAGTGGCCGGCGCCCTTGGCAACGTGACCGCCGCAGCGGTAGCAGGTCCCGGGGAAGCGGTTTCTCATGCCAGAACCTCATAGGCCAGCGTGCACATGCCGCAGAGGTAGGCACGGCCCGACCATGCCGCCGGGTTCTCGATGTGAGCCAGGCGCGCCTGATTCATGGCGTCCTCCATGGTCAGGCCCTTGAACACCAGCAGGATTCGATCGTCTGGCACGGCTTGGGCGACCTCGGCCACTTGGTCGTCGATGAGCGACGGGAAGATCGGCGTAGTCATGCAGCCTCCTTGCGCCCATCAACTATCTTGTTGAGGCGCCCGCAGTAGTGGTTGAACTCTTCGATGGTGATGCGCCGGTCGTCCAGCATTTTGGTAAGGAGCTTGAGGACCATGGCCTGCCAGGACAGTGGCGTCTCAGGGTGAGCCATGACCTCAAGCTCTTCGTCGATCAGAACGTGAGGGCTTTTCATTGAGCCTCCTCGGCCTGGGCCAGCACCCCTTCTTTGGCCAAGGGGGTGAGCAGCTGGCGGGCGATCTCTTCCAGCGCCGACTCAGGGTTGGCCACGCTCAGGATCTCGTCAGCTGCCGCTGCGGCATCGCTGACGACCTTGCAGCGCGCCGCCAAGACCAGGCGGCCTAACACCGAGTTGCTGATATCCGACTGGCCAAGCTGCCCCATAACGAACTCATCCACCGCCTGGGCGAAGCGCTCGTAGGTCACGCCACGCTGGCGGAAGTTGCGCTGGAACACTACGTCGCGGCGCGCCATCAGCTCGGCAATGCCGTCGTCGATCCAGCGCTCTTCCGCCGAGCTTTCACTCACCGCCGGCGGCATCCGGTTGTCGTACTCAAACTGTGCTGCTCGAAGTGCGCCCATGGTCACCTCCAGGTGGTGGGTTACTCGGTGGGTGGGGAATGGAGGGGCTGGTCGCTCGCATAGAGCCCCCTCAAAGCGTTAGCTACACGCTGGTCTGCTTGTTCTTGAGCCAGGATCTCGGCCTGATCGCGCTTGAATCTGAGCCAGACTAAATGCGCCTCGGCTGGCGTTGCGAAATACCCAAAATGGTTTCTTTTCCCGGTGATTACGCAGTGAGCTCGGGAGCGGTATTTCTGGAGCTTCGGATCGAAATCGACCCCAGGCGGAAGGCTGTGCTCTTTCTTGGCGTTCTTGGCGATTTCCCTTACCAGGCAGTTGATTGACCGACTTATCAGGCAGCAGGTGTCAGGGCCGTAAACCTTGTTTCCCTTCACCAGCAGGTCTTTATCAACGTCCTTGCCCTGCCAGTCTTGGCTTTCCATCCAACTCTTGAATGCGCTGAACCGATGCCATTCATTGGCAACAGTGCAGCCCTCGTAACTGGGCCTGCTGGGCCTGCTCGGAGCGTGGTAACAGCGCCTGAGAATCGCTACCCACCTGGCGTAAATAGGACATATGTACTTGAAGGTGATCTTCCCGTTTTCGCTTCGAGACGGGGAGACCACGTAGTCGGCGTCGTTCACGCCAACGCCAAAGACAAGTGGGTGGCTCATGGAAAACCTCTGGGCTTGGGTTGCTCCTCGCAAGCGGGTGACCAAACCCACCGTGAAAGGTGGCCTGGCGCCTGCCGATGCGGTCGTTTTGAAGGGAAGGGGTGCAGGCGGTGAGCGCTACCTCACATGCATCTGGTCTGGCCGGGTAGGCCCCGGATTCGCCTGCGTGTACGTCGATTAATGTTTACTTCGGTGAGCTTTAACCTGCATAAGACTCACGGTGATGAGCTTTAAATCGATGAAATCTGCATCGGTGATGTGACTTGGCGGGGATTCGAACCCCAAAGACTTACGCCAGCTTCGGCAGCGCTACCTGACTGGCCGCACCAGCTTGGTGTGGCGCCCCTGATCCGCCGAGGCAAACTACAAGTCACATCCCGGTGCAGCCTGCGATGGGGAGCAGGGCATCGGGCCGTCTTTCCGGCTGTCAGGGAATCAGCTCTTGCCCAGGACCGCCTTGGTGACGACCTTGGGGAATTTCTTGGTGCGAATCTCGTTTGCCTGCTTGTCAGTCAGCAGTCCCGCCAGATACAGCGTGGTGATGGACGTGTTGATGTGGTCGAGGCGTTTGGCCTCGTCTGCGTTCATTTCCGGGAACTGCTGCGCGAAGGGCCGCGCTGCCCAGCCTTGCTCGAATGTCTGAGACATCGATTTTCCCTCCAGGGCGGTTGATTTCAGGTTGCGGCGAGCCGATCCGCCCTATCCAGCAGGGCGGCGCAGACACGCTCGTCGAATCGGTCGGTTGTGCGGTATTGGTAGACCGCCTGCCGGATGACACCGGCCTTTGCTGCGGCCCAGGCCCTGTGCGCTTCATGCGGGCAGTCAAAGCTGCCGACACTGGTGCGACTGCCGTCCAGCCAGTGAACTCTGGCCATGAATGGCTTGCCGCGCCGAGTGCGAGCCACGCCTACTGGCAGCTCACCGCGCTGGGATGGCCTTTCGATTGCCAGGTTGTTCAGGATGCTTGGCACGAACACCGACGTTTCCGGTCGGTAGATCTTTTCGCCGGGACTCAGGATGTCCTTGTCCAGGTGGTTGCCATGCCATGGCTGCTGTTCCATCCACGCCTTGAAGACGCTGAACCGAAGCCACTGCTCGGCCACCTGGCATCCTTCATAGTGGCGGTCATCGCGCTCACCGAAGCAGCGCCGGAGAAGCCCTTTCCACCTGCTGTAGAACGGGCAGTTGTGATAGCGGGGCAGGTCATTGATACCAACCCCAAGAACCAATGCTCTTCCCATGGGGACCTCCTGTGCATCAAAGCCGCCTCAGTGAAGTGGCTTTGATGCCGGCCCTGTCGCCAAGGCCAGCCAGTGAAATCGTCATGCCGCAGCTTTGCAGTCAGCTGCCGTCAAGCGATGCCCGTCTTCCTGCTCCACAACGTGGACGCTGCTGACGTAGCCGCGCTCAGCATTAAGCCGGTTGGCCTCGCGGATGCAGGCTTCCAAGTCGCTATCGGTGAACACCTCCAGCTCGCCGCGTAGGGTGATGCGAAGGACTTTGTTCATGCTGTGTTCCTCCAGTGGATTCCCAAAGCACCCGGTCGCCCAGGTGCTTCAGTGAATCGTTCTGTCCCATTACCGCCGGGATGGCGGGGCGCATTGCATGCCCGGGTCGTTCTCTCGGTTTAGGCGTTTCGCCTTCGTCAGCCGTACAGGGTTCTCCCTGTCGTGGGCAGCCTTTCGGGGCTGTCTGATCGCCGGTCGCCGGTAGAGGCAATGCGGTCTGTTCACCAGTTCCAGAGCTGGCATGGGGATCGAATTTATTGCTCGCGCTGTGCCGTTGCCGGGATCGATCCGCGAGGTTCCCATCAATGTGAAAGAGCGGCGGCCGGTGAGGGCCTGTGCAGTCCCTGGTGAGTGACTGCTTGAGGTCAATTTAGAAAACTAAACAGAAGGCGTCAAGAATTATTTTAGAAATCTAAACAGGCAAGACGAATGGAAGCCTCTACAAGCGACGCAATGTCAAGACTTCCGGGCCTGTAGGAGATCGGCTACTCTTGTGTCGTCCCTGTATGGATATACAGTTATTGGAGTGACAGATGGCAAAGTCCCAGAAGCAGCAGGAGAGAGCGGTCATGTCGGGCGTGGAGCGCCTGGGCCTTCGGGTGTCGTCGATGATCAACCACCCGACCGCGCAGCAGCAGAGATGGGTTGTAATTCACCGGCTGGATACCGATGGCGACCGCGAGTGGGAAGAGGTTATGGGGGTTCTCAAGGAAACTGATGGGATAGAAATGGAATTCGACGAGGAGGATGCCTCGGTCACGCTGCGTTGGGAGGCATTCTCCGAGGACGATCCCCAGGCAGAAACTCATGATGAATTTGTTGCGATCGAGGAGGAGGCGCCTTTCTGACGAGCACAAAAAAGCCCGCACTGCTATGCGGGCTAACGTAGGGATTCGGATGAGCCTTCACTGTGCAGGGTAGGGCGTGAAAAAAGCGTGAAGGCATGAAAAAGCCCGCCGAGGCGGGCTTTGATCAATTTTTTGTTGCTTCCGTCTTCGTCTCTGATCGAATTCGCATTTCGGTGACCGCCTTTGATATCTCTTTAACATCGTCACCTATCGATTTCACATCCTCGCGGATGTAGGTGCTAAATCGAGCGTTTTCTTCTTTTTGCGCTGACAGGCCCCATTGCAGAGTACCCATGAACACAGCCAAAACTGCGATAGCCGTACCTATCGCCCACCATTTGGCATTCTGCAGCGCCTCTACAGTTCTCTGGCTTGCTGTTTGGAAATCGCTAACAGACTTCGCGATCTCGGATACCTTGCGATCAAGGCGCTCCTCAATTAGCTGAAGCTTTGTATCGATTTCTTCACGAGTCATATCGTTCATTCGCAGAGTATCTCCCATGGAAGGACGGGTGTCACTCGGTGATTCCGACCCATCGTCTTTACTCGGCGCTTTGAATTTAGGCCCTGAATTGTTAAAGGCCTCCTTGATCTCTCCGCAGGTCGAGAATCTATTGTGCATCTTCGGACGTCTCTGGGCCTGATTCGAAGTCTAGTTCTGGCTCAATTGGGTTCTCTTCAGCCCACTTCTGGACGGTTCTTGCCAGATGCTGACGAATGTAGCCGCAACTGTCGCAGAAAATTGCAAACGTCGAGATGGTCATGGGCCGCAATCCGTCTCTCATCTGTACAACCAGTCTGTACACGTCTTGCTCGCCGCCGTAGGGGCAAACAACAGTCCAGGCAGAAGATCCGCAAACAGGGCAGTCCGAGTCGGGGCTCTTTGCTTCCAAGAAACGCACGAAATCGGCAGTTGCGACGGCCCGTCGGGATCTTGGTGGGGGGATAGAAGCATTGTCTTCCGACATAAAAAATTCCCTACTGGTTGGGCTTGGTTAGGGGCATGGCTACGCCTTCTTTGCGTTCCAGATCAGCAGCACCTTAGCGTGCACCGTAACGTCATCGATTCGCGCGGTCTGGTTCTCGTAGTGCTTGTTGTCCGAGATCAGGCGGAAGTGGTCCTCATCGAGGCGCATCAGGCGCTTGATGTACAGCTCCTGGTGCCAGGTGATCACGTAAATGCCTTCGCCGATGAACTCGTTGATCCCGCGATCGACAATGACCAGGTCCTTGTCGTTGATCGTGCCTTCCATGCTCTGGCCCCAGCCGGTGATCATCGCCAGTGCCGAGGGAGCGGTATAGGTGACGCCTTTCTCGCGCAGGATCTCCTCGCGCACCACCAGGTTGCGTACCGCCTCGTTGTAGTCGGCCGGCACCTGGCCATGGCCCATCGCTGCCCGAACGTCGTACTGGGGGATGAGAATCTCTTCCTGCGTCGGCTTCAGGCTTGAGTAGGCAGAAGGCAGGTACTCCTGGCCATGGTCCGGGCTGTCAGCCTCAGCCGCGGCGGCCATCATCACCTCGCGTGCCTTTTCGGAGAGGTTCTTCCCAGCCTTGGAGGCCAGCATCTGCGCAACCAGCTCTGCAGTAGTCGACGCAGCACCGGCAGATGAGAACTGATCAGTAGCCTGGCCAGTGCCGTCCGACAGCCATTCGGCTGAGCACTCAAGTGCTTTCGCCAGGGCGAGCAGGTTCTTGCCCTTGGCGCCGTTCGTTCCGTTGATCCAGAAGCTCACGGTTCCCTTGGACACGCCAGTCATTTTGACGAGGTCGGTGGAGCTGAGATTTAGCTCCTTCATGCGCGCAACGACGCGGTCTTTGAATTCCATATTAAGGATTCTAAACACTTCATTGTTTAGATAACTTGCCTTGTGCTGTTTAGAACTCTAAACTCGATGGCAGACATCGGAGAAACACCCATGACCTACGACGAAGCCCTGAAATTTTTCGGCACCGGCCGCGCAATCGGAGACGCCCTTGGCGTTACCGGCAGCCGCGTTTCTCAGTGCCGTACGACAGGCGGGTTCTCCTACCCAATGCAATGCGTTTTGGAAAAGGAGTCGAGCGGGGCGCTGATCGCGAAACGCGAGGACGACCCGGCCAACTCGCTCAAGAAATCCGCCGCCTAACCATTTCCAACTGCAAGGAGCTATCCCCGCATGTACGCCAACCCCAAGCACCTGCATGACCGCGAGATCAAGGTCCGGGTCGACGAGGACACATTCAACCTGATCCAGGCATTAGCCGCGTATCACCGCACCCAGCGTGCCGTGTTGTGCCGCGAACTGCTGGAAGCGCAGCTGGCTGCCCTGGCTTCGGAGAATACCGGCGATCAAACCGCAGCCTGAAGGCCGCGAGGAGGCCCTATGCCGACCGAACAATTCGGTCTGGATCAGGGATCGATGGAGTTGCTTGAGCGAGAGGCGCGAAAGCGGGGGATCACCCCTGAAGCGCTAGCAGCCGAGCTGATTGATCGAGAGCTGGCCAGCCGAACGAAACCTCGAAACGCGAGGGGGGCGGTTCTTCCGTTCCAGCGCAAGGCCTGAACAGGCCCTGATAAGCCCGAATTGCGGGCACAAAAAAGCCGGGATTACGGCCCGGCTCTCTGCAACACAAAACTCTGAAGGGAATTATGCATATGCAGACCCAAAGTGTACAGGCCCTCAAACGGCCCGCGCCACAAAATGCGAACCATGATTTCGTGGCGCACAACAAAGCATTCCACCAATCGGCAGCTATGCATGCCGCCAGGATGATCCGTTTCCAGTACAGCCCATCTGCCAAAAGCGAGTGCCGTCGCGAATGCGTCGAGCATCTTCGTGCGTCTCTGGCAGGGGGTGAGGCATGAACTACGGATTTATCTATTGCTTGGGCAATCAGGCAATGCCTGGAATCTACAAGATCGGCATGACGGAGCGCGCCCCAAGTCAGCGCTGCCTTGAGCTTTCGAACTCGACTAGCGCCCCACTTCCTTTTGATCTCCTTTTCTACGGGGAGGTTGCGAACCCGCAGGCCGTTGAGCGCGAAATCCACGACTACTTCTCGCTTCAGCGAGTAAACGACTCTCGGGAGTTCTTCAGGGGGTATGCCCACGAGTTCCATGAAGCGCTGTCAGGCTGGTGCAACTCGGTCTGCACTACGTCGGACGGGGGCTATTACCTGTCAGTTGAAGATATCGTCGTAGGCATGACGCTTGCCGAGAGCGATGAGCGCCGCGTTGAGCTGTTTTGCCAGTTCGCTCGTCAGGAAGGCATTGTCATGTGGAATGACCAGGGCGTCGTTCGTTTCAACGTGCCTTCACTAGAGATGATCCCGCGCTGGATCGTAATGGTTGCTGCAACCTCGAAGAGCATTCTGCTCAAGCATCTACCAACTGAATTCATTGGCAGGCCGAAACTAGTGCTGGCCGCTTCCAATCCGGAGGTGGTGGCATGAGCAAGGTTGCCGTTCTCAGAGGCCAGAACACTATGCCGCTTCAAGCCATGCTTGATCGGCCGGTTGCCTATCACAGTGCTTTTGCAAAGCTCGGAGCCGGCGCTACGGGCGCCCTGATGCTTTCTCAGGCGGTTTACTGGTCGAGCCGTACCAATGACTCTGAAGGCTGGTTTTACAAGTCCCAGGTCGAGTGGGAGGCCGAGACAGGCCTTACCCGTTATGAGCAGGAGAGCGCACGCAAGAAGCTCGTGAAGCTTGGCTTCATGCAGGAGAAGAAGCAGGGCCTGCCATGCAAGCTTTACTACCGTGTCGACCTCGAAAAGGTTCAATCATCCTTGGATGCGGAAAACCAGCAAACTAGTTTGGGGAAAACCAGCAAACTAGCCTGTGGAGAACCACCGAACCAGTCAGGGGAAAACCAACACGCTATTACAGAGAATACAACAGAGACTACTTCAGACTCTGCTCAGGCGGGCGTGGCCGACATTTTCGAAGGCTCCAGCTACCGCCCGATGACCCTTGGCTGGAAACCGGACCAGAAGGCCCTGAAGTCCTATGCCTTTGCTCAAGGCGTAAGCGTATCCCTGTTCACACCTGAACTGATCGCCGCTTTCACTTGCCACCATTCGGCTCATCCAGAAACCCACGATACCGCTGCGGGCTGGACCAATAAGCTGGTCGGCTGGGCAAGGCGCGAGCGTGTGCGCACCGAGGCCAAGCCGGCGCCAATCGCAGCTCCGTACCAGCAGATTGTCGACCTGTATCACGAGCGCTGCCCTCGTTTTTCTGTCGTGACGGTGCTCGACGCGAAGATCCAGGGCCTAATCGCTGAACGCTGGGTCGAGCATCCCGTGCACCAGGACCTGTCTTTCTGGGCTGATTACTTCGAAGAGGCCGCCAAGCTGTGCGAGGTTTTCTACCGCGGCATGAAGCGCTTGCCGTTTCTTGAGGCCTTGGTGAGCCGTGACGTGTTCCGGGATGTGATGGAGGGCCGCGCAAATGCGTGATCCATACAGCCTTGAGGCAGAGCACGGCCTGCTCGGGGCAATGCTCCAGCGACCGGAACTGATTGAAACGCTGTCTGACGACATCACCCCAGAGTCGTTCTACTTCCCGGAAAACGCTGCGGTGTATCGCGGGATCATGGCAGTCCGCGCTGACGGCGGTTCGGTTGATTTCTTGACGGTTGCTGATCGCATCGGGCATTTGCCGACTGGCGACAAGGCGCTTTCCTATTGCGCCGAGATCGTAAAGAACACGCCAAGCGTTGCCAGCGCCGGCACATACGCAGGGATTGTTCGTGATCGAGCCATTGAGCGCGAATTGTACGACTTGAGCGCAAAGACGCTCGATATCGTCCAAGGTGAAGGCGACATTCAATCGAAGATCGTGGCCGTACAGGCTGCCGCTATGGCAATCGATGCTGGCGTTGATGGCGACGACGTGGTTATGGCGAGCGATATCCTCGATGAGCAGCTTGAGGTATGGCAGGCGCGTCATGACCGGCACTGCCGGGGCGAGGCGCTTATCGGCTTGTCCACCGGATTGAATGACCTGGACGAGAAGATCGGCGGCCTTCAGCCGGAGCAACTGATCATTGTTGCTGGCCGTCCAGCCATGGGCAAAACCACTCTGGCGATGGGCTTCGTGATCGACGCTGCTATCCGCCAGGCGAAATCTGCGCTGGTGGTAAGTCTTGAGATGAGCAAAGGCCAACTGATTGATCGCGCCATGGCGTCAGAGGGCCGCATCCCGCTCAGCCTGATCAAGAACGGCACTGCCTGCCAATCGCACGGAACTGAAATGGGCGTTGCTGCCAGGAAAATCAAACAGTCTGGGCTGTGCATTGCTGACCGGGCCGGGGCGACTGTTGGTCGCATCAGATCCCTGGCTCGTCGGCACAAGATGCGATACGGCCTGGACCTTCTGATGGTCGATTACCTACAGCTGATGGAGGGAGAGGGCGGCAACCGCACCGAGGAAGTCAGCAGCATCAGCCGTGGTTGCAAGCTTCTGGCTCGTGAGCTTGGCATCCCAGTCGTGCTGCTCAGTCAGCTATCCCGCAAGTGTGAAGAGCGCCCGAACAAGCGCCCTGTGCCTTCCGACCTTCGCGAGTCAGGTGCCATTGAGCAGGATGCCGACGTGATTCTCTTTGTGTACCGGGACGAGGTTTACAACGAGAACACCGAACACAAAGGCGTGGCTGAGATCATCGTCGGCAAAGGCCGTGATGTGGAAACCGGCACTGTCCGTGCCGCTTTCCTTGGCCAATACAACCGATTCGAAAACCTCGCCGCAGGCTGGAAGCCAGAACCGTCCGACCAGACGAGCAAAGTCACAAGCCTGGCGTCGCGCTACGGGAAGGAGAAGTTTTGATGGCCAAGTTGAACATCAAGCGCGCCGGGCAGCCGGCCGGGGAGGGCGTATGAGCCTGACAGACCGTGAGCTCATCGAGTTCGCAGCAATCGCCATCGGCGCGACCGCCCATGAACCGTCATTCAAGGGCGACATTCGCAAATTCACGGCCGTAGGGTTCAGCGGCTGGTTCAGTCCACTGGATTTCAAGGAGCAGGCGCTGCTCCTCGCCACGAAGCTGCGCCTTGACGTCGAGTTCTGGGAAGGCTTCAAGCAGGTCGTCTGCAGCCGCAACGAGGACAAGGAGAACTTCGAGATGCACGGCATCGTTGGCTATGGCCAAGGCACGGACCTGCATCCGACGAGTGAGAACGTGGCCCGCGCAATCCTGATTGCCGCTGCGAACATCGGAATGCGCATGCAGGAGAAGCACTGATGGACACCAACAAGATGCGCGAGCAGATCAGCCGGGAATTTGATGCTTGGGTGGATGGTTATGAGAAGGGGCGAGAGGCCAATGGCTGGATGCCGCTCGAGCCATTTGTGCGTAAGCACATGCGCAACGCTTTTGTTGCCTCCCGCGAGGCCGTGGTGGTGGAGCTGCCAAAGGCTTATGAAAGTGCGCCGCCATACGCCAGCTATCAAGGAGGCTGGAACGACATGCGCGTCGAGGTGGTAGACGCCATCGAGGCCGCCGGCCTGAAGGTGACCCCATGACCGACCTTATCTGCCGCAAGACCATGCAGCGCTGCCAGTATCCTGGCATGTGCTCGCCCCATGGCGGTTGCCAGCCGGACAAGGGGTTCGAAGTTGGGTATCTGGACCTTGGCCAGTTTGTGGATTGGGTTTGGAACCTGAAGGCCGAGCGCGACCAGCTCAAGGCCGAGAACGAGGCCATGCGCAAGCTGAAGCTCCCGCATTACCTGAAGCTATCTGACGAGATGCGCGCGGCCGGCGACCATGCCGAGCTGCGGGCGCGCGAGGACCAGTGCTACAGCGTTCCTGTTCTGAAGGCCGTGTTCTTCGAGGCCGCCATCCAGCGCTGGCTTGATGATCAGGAGGAAGCGATCGACGCGGCCCTGGCCAAGGAGGCGAGCCGATGACCGCCTTCATTGCTCTGCTGGCCTTGATCCTGGGTATATCGATCGGATGGGCCCATGCCCACTACACCGTCGCCGACGAGTGCGAGCGACTGGGCAAGTTCTACGTGGGCAAGCGCACCTTCGAGTGCATCAAGATCGAAGGGGGTGAGAAATGACCCTCCCATCTTTCCCACTCCGCACCGAGCAAGACCGCGCCCGAGCCATCCAGATGCTGAACCGGGTCGACCTGACCCGGGGCATCACCTGGTCCATGCGCGAGGAGGTCCGCAGCGACGCCCAGAACCGCCGCATGTGGGCCATGTTGCGCGATATCGCCCGCCAGGTTGAGTGGTACTGCCAGAAGCTGAGCGACGAGGACTGGAAGCACGTATTCAGCGCCTCGGTACAGCAGCAGCGCGCCGTGCCCGGCCTGGATGGCGGGTTCGTCGTTCTGGGCATCTCCACCCGCCGTCAGTCAAAGAAGTGGTTCAACGACATGTTCGAAGTCATGGAGGCGTTCGCGGCAGAGCGGGGCGTCAGGTTCACCACTGCCGATCACTGGGGGATTGCGGCATGAGAGTCGTGAGCAAGAAGGTCCGCGACAGCGCCCGCGGCCAGGACTGCACGGTCCGCATTCCGGGCACTTGTAATTTCAACCCAGAGACCACCGTGCTGGCCCACCTGCCATGCGGCCAGAAGGGCATGGGCATGAAGGGCTTCGACACCGTGGCGGTATACGCCTGCAGCGCCTGCCACGACGTGCTCGACGGGCGTGGGAAGGGCGAGGTGGACTGGTCCGACATGCCTCGGGCGATCGCTGAGACTCATGAGGCCCTGATTCGGGCCGGCATTTTGACCGTGAAAGGGGCTGCTTGATGGAACTTACACTACCGTGGCCACCGGCCGCATGCAGCCCGAACGCCCGGGTGCATTGGACCAGGAAGAGCAAGGCAGCCAAGTCCTACCGGGCAGCCTGCCACTTGCTGGCGAAGCAGGCCGGTATCCAGGCGCCGGAAGGTGATGCGCTGCTCATGCTCGAGTTCGTGCCGCCTGATCGCCGCCGGCGCGACGACGACAACCTGCTGGCGATGTTCAAGGCGGGCCGTGACGGCCTGGCTGATGCCCTTGGCATCGACGACAACGTGTTCGCCACCCAGATCAGGGTGAGCAAGGAAACGATCAAGGGCGGCGCCGTGCGCGTCCGTATCCAGGCGCAGGAGGCAGCATGACCAAGATAGCAATGATCGGCGGCCCGCCCACGCAGGCCTCCGAGGGCTGGTTGAAGCCGATGTTCCCGATCACCGGGCGGGCGCACTACTTCGAAAAAGAGTTCGAACTGCCGGCGCTGGACGGCCAAGGGGTGGCGGTGTCATGGCACTCCCTCTGCGGCATCGATGCCGTCAGCACCGGGAAAATGCCGATGTTCGATGCTGGAACCTGGGTTCGCTGCAAGCGCTGTGAGCAGCAGATCGAGGGGAGAAGTGCGGCATGACTTGGGATTGGAATGACGCAGCGCACATCCTCGTGCTGGCGTTGATCGTGGCAAGCAACTTGTGCGTTTGGCGCGCCATGCGCGTATCGGATCGGATGAAAAAGGAGAAGGGCGAATGAGCTATCAGAACGTGGTATCAGCGGTGGTTCGCGCCCTGGCGGCTGAGACGATCAACAGCGCCGGCGGCTGCAATGTCGAGCCTCGGGTGCAGACCAGCAAGCTCAAGGGCGAGATATCGGGGAAGGATGCCGCGCTGCTTGCTGACTCGATCGTGCACAAGCTGCTGCACGCCCAGCTCAGCCCTCGACACTGGAATGCCCTGGTGGCGAAGTACAGCACGCACAAGGGGCGCAAGATCGATTCCATCGGCCGCCTGGTCGCCATCGTGCCAACCCCGGCACCGAAACGCTTTACTCAGCAGGCAGTTCTGGTCTGGGCGGTTCCTCAGCAAACGAAGGGAATTCAGCGCAAGGTGCCCCAGTTCAAGGCGCCTGACCCTCGCGAAAACGAACGGGAAGGGCAGTGGGATTGGCGCAACAAGGCTGCTGCTGCCGCTGCTGAGCGCGCCAACAAGCACGCCCGTGCCGTGGCCGAGGTGAAGCCGGGGGAGATGATCGTCCTGGCCGAGTCGAACTACGACATGACCAACTGGGATTCCCAAGGCCTGACCGAGCGCACCTACCAACGCTGGAACCGGGCCATCAAGGGTGCTCTGGAGTCGCTGGTGAATGAGGCGCTGACCGAGGCTCAGCACATGCTGGAAGCGATTGGCGTGCTATTCGACGAGGCCGCGTGAAAAGGGCCTCAAAAGGGCTTGCAATATCATGTCGCCATGTCGTAAATTTGCTGCATCCTGTCATTCCTGCGCGTGTTGAGGAGTGACCACAAAAAGCCCGGCCTAAAGCTGGGCTTTCCACACCAGTGATCAAGGGTATCGCATGGAGATGTGGGAGCTGATTCGGCGCCTGCTTGGGGCGGCAACACCCAATCAAAGCTTTTCGCCAGGGATAGTGGCCGAGGCGTATTTGCGTTCGCTCAGGTCGGCAGGCGAGTCAGACCTTCCAGACTCGGACGAAATCGTTGAGATTGCAGAAGAGCTGTCCGGCGGTCTTGAAGATATCGGTCTGATCATTGATGCACCGCAGCCGAAGCCGGGCATTGCGATGCTGAACCGAAAGACCCGAACGCTTTTCGGTGATGAGCTATACCAGCGCTTGCAGGGTGCAAATGTGGTCACCCTATTTGAAAGCATGTTTGTTGATCTGGATCCAGATCAGATCAGGCAAGTGCTGCATCAGCTCGATAGCTAAATCAAAGAATTCAAGAAGAGCCCAGCCATTGCTGGGCTTTTTTGTGCGCGCAAGAAACGCAACTGCAGCCAGGGCAGGCCCTAACGGGACAGCCTGGACACTGCTAGCCGGTAGTGTGGTGACACGGAAAAACACCGGCAGCCCGCGCACCCTGACCTCACATGCTTTCAGGGCGGCGCGTGACCGGATCGGCGAGACTGGTGCATTGGGGTGCCAGCGCTGCAATGGTCTTCGGTGGGCGGCGTGGGAAGACACGCAAATCAGCGGATGTAGCTCAATCGGTTAGAGCGCCGTCCTTCCAAGTCGGAGGCTCAGGGTTCGAGTCCCTGTATCCGCTCCAATTTCGTTGTGTGCTGCTCCGCACCTTTGCCCGGTCCCTCAATAGGGCCTCCCCTCCGGGCCTTTTCTTCTAGGAACCACTCATGGCCGAACCAGCAAGCACGACTGCCGGCGTCCTGCTGGTGAAGTACGGCGTGATCATTGGCGGCTTCGCAGGAGCGATCCTCTCGCTGACCTTCCTGCGCGGCCTCACCCGGGGCCAGGCGGTCGCCGCCTTCTTCACCGGCTTCGCATCGGCAGTCTTCTGCACCCCGCTCGCCATCAGCTACTTCAGCCTTGGCACAAGCGGAGAAACCCAATACGGCGTGGCCTTTCTGATAGGCCTTCTGGCAATGAACATCATCCCGGTGCTGAAGTCGCTCGTGGGGTCGTTCGGAGCCAAAGGAGCTACCTGATGAGCTCGACCCTGATTTCAGTCCTGATCGGCGCCAATGCCTTCCTGAGTGTGCTGGTGGTGATCGCTGCGTGCGACTACCTGCGGCGGATCAGGCCCATGGATGCGCCACTGCTGGCCGTCGCGTTCTACCTGGTGGCCATCGGTGCGTTCGGCTCGTTCGTCCTGGCCATGAACGGCCATGCGCCCACCATCTACGGGGTGACCCTGAAGCTCGGCGTTGTGCTGTATGCCATCGCCAGGCGCGGCCATGTGTTCATGCCGGGGTAGGGCGCCACAAATTCCCAATGCGCCGATCTGTGGCGCGAGGAATGGCAAATGGCATCAGTAACCGCACGCATTGTTTGCCGCCATCGCTGGTGGCTCAGGTTCTACCTGGCTGGCGTCCTCGCCATTGCGCAGATGACCGGTCGCGAGCCATGCCCGGAGCGTTTGAGCTACTGGGTAGGGCGAGGCATCAAGATCGAGGTTCATCCTGAATGACCACCATCGCATACAAGGATGGCGTTATCGCTTACGACTCTCGCCAGACCCGCAGTGGCTCCATCGTTTCCGATGACTGCCAAAAGCTCACCGTCGTGGACGGCGTCAGTTTCTTCCTGTCCGGTGCCGTGTGCGACGAGAGGGCCCTGATTGCGGCCTACTTCGGAACGCCTTCGCCTGTCCCGGTCGAGTGCTCGGGCTATGTGGTGGATGGCGGAAGGCTGCAGATGGTTGGCCATGACGACAAGACCGGTGTATGGCGGCAGGACCTCGACCCGGACAACCCTGACGCGATCGGCAGCGGCTCGGCCTATGCCCTGGCAGCAATGGACATGGGCGCAAGTGCCGAAGAGGCAGTTCGCGCTGCTATGAGGCGTGACATTTACACCGGCGGTAAGGTTCGCACAGTCCGGATCGCCCGCGACCAGTAAGGATTCGACATGAGCACCAAGCAACCCGACTGGGAGGCGATCGAACGAGCCTACCGGGCCGGGTCGCTTTCGGTTCGCGCTATTGGGGAATCTCAAGGCGTAAACCACGCCACCATCCTCAAGCGAGCCAAGAAGGAAGGGTGGGCGCGAGACCTGACCGAGCAAGTCAGGATAGCGACAAAGCAGAAGGTAACCACATCGGTAACCAGCACCGGTAACCAGTCACCGCCGGTTACTGATGCCGATATCATCGACGAAGCATCCAGCCAGGCAGCTGCTGTAGTTCTCGCTCACCGTACTGGCTTGGCCAACTGGCGCTCAATCGCTGACAAGCTTTCGGTTGCACTGGCAGGTATGGATGTCGACGAAGACAACCTTGGCGACTTCTCCCGGGCGCTGAACGCTGGCGTCGATGCACAACTAAAGGTCATCAAGGGCGAGCGCCAGGCGTATGGCTTGGATAGCGAGGAAGGCAACCGCACGGTCGACGAGCTGGCCGCCATGATGGATGAGCTATCGAAGGATGCCTGACTATGAAGCCCGAGCACATGAAACTGCTCCGGGATCGGTTCTGGCGACTGAACAACCTGTACTTCATCACGGACAAGCAGGGCAAGAAGGTCCGCTTCCGCATGACGCAGGAGCAGGTCGATTACTTCCAGGGGATGCACACCCGCAACATAATCCTCAAGGCTCGGCAGCTGGGCTTCACCACGCTGGTCTGCATCGTCCAGCTGGATGCCGCGCTGTTCGAAGCGGCGAAGTGCGCCCTGATAGCCCACACCCTGAACGACGCCAAGCGCCTGTTCCGGGAGAAGGTGAAGTACGCCTACGATCACCTGCCCAAGGAGATCAAGGCAGCGAATCCGGCACGCAACGATGCGGCGGGCGAACTGGTGTTCAGCAAGGGCGGGTCGCTGTATGTGTCCACCTCCTTCCGGGGCGGCACGCTGCGCTACCTGCACGTTTCCGAGTTCGGGAAGATCTGCGCCAAGTTCCCGCATAAGGCGCGGGAGATCGTCACCGGTGCGTTCGAGGCTGTGGCCGCTGAGTGCTTCGTCACCATCGAATCGACGGCGGAAGGACGGGCCGGGTATTTCTTCGACTACAGCCAGTCTGCCGAGAAGCAGCAGCTGGCCGGCGTGCCCCTGGGCCTGCTGGACTGGAAGTTCTTCTTCTTCAGCTGGTGGCGGAATCCGCTCTACTGGCTTGACCCGACCGATGCAGTCATTCCGGACCGGCTGTCCAAGTACTTCGACGACCTGGCAGCAAAGCACGGGATCGTCACCAACCCAGGCCAGCGCGCCTGGTACTCCGCCAAGGAAAAGACCCTCGGCGACGACATGAAGCGGGAGTACCCGTCGATCCCTGCAGAGGCATTCCAGCAGACGATTGAGGGCGCGTACTACGCCAAGCAGTTCACCAAGCTCTACGCCGCCCAGCGCATCGGCAAGCTGCCCGACAACAGTCACCTGCCGGTGCACACCTTCTGGGACATCGGAGTGGGCGACTCCACGGCCATCTGGTTCGTCCGGATCGTCGGCGAGGAGTACCACGTTGTCGACTTCTACCAGAACAGCGGCGAGGGCCTGCGGCACTACATGAAGGTGCTGAAGGATCGCGGCTACGAGTATGGCGAGCACTGGGGCCCGCACGACATCGACAACAGGGAATTCGGTAGCGACGGCAAGACTCGGCGCGAACTCGCACGAGAGGGCTACGAGATCGACGGACAGCGTTATTCGCTGACGTTCCAGGTGGTGCCGAAGCTCGGCGTGGACGAAGGCATTGAGCAGACCCGGGAAATCCTCCCGAATTGCGCCTTCGACGAAGCCAAATGCGAGGAGGGCATCACGGCCCTGGAGAGCTACAGAAAAGAGTGGGACGACAAGCGCGGCTGCTGGAAAGACAAGCCGCTCCACGACTGGTCATCCCACCCGTCTGACGCCTTCCGCTACTTCGCCGTGGCCAAGACCAAGCGCTCCGTGGTCAAGCACGTACCCATCACGTTCACTTTCTGAGGCCACCCATGCCGAACTTCATTCCCCGGGCAGAGTACTCGGAGGCCTTGCCCGGCTGGCAGCTGGTCAAGCGCTGCGTGGCTGGCGCCCGTGAGGTGCGCAAGCACGACGAATACCTGCCGATGCCGGATCCGGAGAACAAATCATCGGAGAACCTGGCGCGGTACAAGCAGTACAAGAAGCGAGCGATGTTCCTGAACATCACCGGGCGCACCCGTACCGGCCTGCTTGGCGCGGTGTTCCGCAAGACAGCCGAACTGCAGCTGCCCGCCGGCGTGGAGTACCTGAAGGAGAACGCCAGCGGCGACGGAACGAGCCTGGAGCAGCTTTCCAAGCGCTCCGTGGGTGAGTGCCTGGACACTGGACGTGGCGGCTTCCTGGTGGACTTCCCGCCAGTTGAAGGCGTGTCCTCGATGGCCGACATGCAGGGTCGACGAGCGCTGATCCACCACTACGGCGCGACATCGATCATCGACTGGGAAGAGCAGGTCATTGAGGGCGTGCTGCGCCTGGTCTACGTTTGTCTGCTGGAATGCGTGTCCGAGTTCAGCCAGGAGAACCTCGACCGCATCAAGGAAGAGCAGTACCGGGTGCTGCTGCTGGTAGATGGAAAGTACGTCCAGCGCCTCTACAGCAAGGACGGCAAGACCTACACCGAGACCCAGCCGCTCGACAAGAACGGCCAGCCGTTCGATCACATCCTGTTCAGCTTCTACGGGGCCGAGGACAACGACGCCAGCATCGACAAGTCGCCGCTGGAAGACCTGGCCGATGTGAACATCCTGCACTACGGCAACAGCGCCACGGTGGAGGAGAGCGGGTTTATCAGCAGCCAGCCCACGCTGTTCATCACCACCGACATCAGCGCGGACGATTTCGCCAAGCTGAACCCCAACGGCATCCACATTGGTTCTACCCGCGGCTTCAACCTCGGAAAGTCCGGTGACGCAAAGCTTGTCCAGGCGACCGAGAGCCAGCTGGCCCGCACGCTGCTTAAGGACAAGGAAGAGCAGATGCTGATGATCGGTGCCCGCATCGTCCAGAAGGCGGGCGGAGCCGAGACGGCCGAGGCCGTGCGCATCCGCTACAGCTCGGACAACAGTGTGCTGGGTACCATCGCTGGCAACGTGTCTGAGGCCCTGAAACGGGCCATCTTAGACGCCGAGCGCTTCATGATGGGCGAGCCGGACGAGGAGGGGACGGTCTTCTGGCTCAACCAGTCGTTCTTCGACGAGACGATGACCGCCCAGGACATCCTGGCCCAGGTCCAGCTTTGGCAGCAGGGCATCATCGCGAAGTCCGACCTGCGCACCAACCTTCGCCAGGGTGGCGTGCTTGAGGCAGACAGAACTGACGAGCTGATCGACGATGAACTGGCCGAGCAGCCGCCGGTGACCGGCAACGACACCGGAGGCGGTGAGGATGAGCAGTGACGGCTACCTGTCCGACGCAGCGACTCGTCACCAGGTGCACGTGCAGCGCTACGCCGGGGGAAGCCTCAAGCGCCTGGCCAAGTTCATCACCAAGGCCATCAGTACCGCCAAATCGCGCGTATCCGATGGATTGAGCCGGTACGGCACCCAGCGGTACGAGAAACAGATTCAAGAGCTCCAGGGCGAGCTGGCGGGCGTATACGGCGAGATGAAGCAGCAGGCCGTTATCGACCTCACTGAGTTCGCCGGCTACGAGGCCGAGTTCAACATGACGTTGCTGGGCAAGGTCGTGAAGACGGTCGTGCAGTTGAATACGCCCAGCATCGAGCAGGTGGCTGCAGCGGCACTGGCCGATCCTCTCGACCTGGAGGTCGGCAAGGGCCGGCAGCGCATCAGCATCAATGGCGCCCTCGACCAGTACGGCACCAAGAAGAGCGCCGAGATCATCAGCGAGATTCGCATGGGGTCGGCGCTGGGCGAGACGACCGGGCAGATCAGCCGCCGGCTCACCTCGCTTGGCGTGCAGCAGCGCGACCAGGCTGGGGCGCTGGTTCGGACCATGACCAACCACATCGCCAGCTCGGCAAGGTCGCAGGTCATGTCCGATAACGACGACATCCTGAAGGGTAAGCGCCGGGTCGCCACGCTGGACGGCAGGACCACACCACTTTGCCGTGCGCTGGACGGCACTGTGGTGCCTATGACCGCGCCGTCACCGCCATTTCACTGGAACTGCCGGACCACCGAAATTCCGGTGCTCAAGGATGAGTTTGCCAGGGAGATCCCCGGATCGACTCGCCCTGCGGTAGGGCCAGATGGTGCCGAGCAGGTCAGCAGCAAGACCACCTACGGCGAATGGCTCGCCCGGCAGCCCGCGGCCTTCCAAGAGGATGTCCTGGGCCCGTCCCGCTACAAGCTGTTCAGCAAAGGCGAGCTGGCCATCGACCGTTTCGTTGATGACGACGGCCGCACCTTGACCCTCAAGCAGCTGCGCGAGCGTGAGCCGATGGCTTTCGAGCGGGCAGGAATGTAACCCCAGGAGAAACAGGCAATGCAGCGATACATTGGCAGCAAGATTCTTTTCGCTATGGCCATGTGCCGCGGCGACTTCGTGGCTTATCGGTACCCAGATCAACAGCCAAATCCTGACGCAGGCGGCCTCGCCGACGAAGGATATCTGGTCGAGTACACCGATGGCGGGGCGCCCAACCATCCGGCCCATGAGGGCTACATCAGCTGGTCGCCAAAGGATCAGTTCGATGCTGCGTACCTTCTGATCGAGAACGCCGAAGGCCTGGCTCCTCACGAGGTGCGTGTTGTTGCGGAAAAGGCCCAGCTCGACGACAAGATCAATAAGCTGTCGGCCTTCATGGGTACCAATCTGTACAAGGGCCTGCCTGAAAAGGTCAAAGAGCTGCGAACTGCGCAGCTTGGCGCCATGCGCGAATACTCAGGCCTGCTCGGCGAGATCATCGACCTGTTCTAGGTAGCGCCACAAAACAAACATCCGCCATTCCGTGGCGCGCAACTCCAAGCCCTGGCTGAGCCGGGGCTTTTTTGTATCCGCAGGCAGGGCCTGCTCAACGTCTCTGGGAGACAGCAATGACCTTGAAATTCCAACTGGACAGCCTCGAAGGCGTCGATGAATCGGTAGCAGCCCTGTACGTCGAGAAGGACGGCAAGTTCGTCCTGGGTATCGAGGGCCTGCCGCAACAGGAGGACGTCTCCGGCCTGAAGTCGAAGGTCCAGGAGCTGCTCGACGAGAAGAAAGCGGCCGACAAGGCCCGCAAGGACGCCGAAGAGCAGGCGCGCCTGGAGCGCGAAGAAGCCCTGCGCAAGTCGGGCAACGTCGAAGAGCTCGAAAAGTCCTGGTCCGAGAAGTACAACCGCCGCGAAGCTGAGCTGACCGGCACCCTCGAAAGCGAGCGCGCCACCCTGCAAGGCCAGATCCGGGATCTGACCGTGGGGCGCACCGCGACCGAGATCGCGACCACCCTGGCTGTCCCTGGCAGCGCCAAGGCATTGCTTCCCCATATCGAACGCCGGCTGAGCGTCGAGCAGCGCGACGGTAAACCAACCGTTGTCGTGCTGGACGCAGCCGGCAAGCTCTCCGCGGCAACGCTGGACGAGCTGAAAGCAGAATTCACCAACGATCCGGCCTTCGGTCCGCTGATCGCTGGCAGCAAGGCATCTGGCGGCGGGGCCGGGGGTGCTGGAAAGGGCGGCGGGGCCGCAAGAGGAAACATCGGCGGCACCAAAGAGGAACGCACGGCGGCGATCGCCAGCCGGTTCCCAGACCTCCCACTGAAATAAGGAAAAACACCCATGTCCCTGTCTCAAATGCAGGTTTTCAACGACTTCATCATGCCGGCGACCATCGAGACGCTGGACCAGATGCTCGTTGCGTTCAACGCCGCCAGCCGCGGCGCCATCGTGCTGTCCCCGGACGGCTTCACCGGAGACTTCCTCCAAGAGTCGTTCTTCCAGACCCTGGCCGCCGCCCAGCGCCGGGTGGATCGCTACGCCGCCAACGGCGCAGCGCCGATCACCGACCTGACCGAGCTGAAAAACACCTCCGTGAAGGTGGCCGGGGGTTTCGGTCCGGTTCGCTACGAGCCGTCGCAGATGACCTGGCTGGAGCGCCCGACCGCCCAAGGCGTCGAGGTGGCATCCCGCGCGTTCGCTGAGATCCTGCTGAAGGACCAGCTGAACACCGCAATCGCCGCGTTGGTTGCAGCGATCACTGCCCAGGCCGCAGCCGTCAACGATGTCTCGGCAACCGCCGGCATCACTCAAGTCGGCCTGAACAACGCCCACGCCAAGTTCGGTGATGCCAGCCAGAATCTGGTAACCCAGGTGATGCAGGGCACCACCTACCACAAGCTGATCGGCCAGGCCCTGACCAACTCCGAGCAGCTGTTCCAGGCCGGCAACGTTCGCGTTGTCGACATTCTGGGCAAGGTCTCGGTGGTCACCGATGCCCCGGCCCTCATGCAGGCCGGCACCCCGAACAAGGAAATCATCCTGTCCCTGGTTCAGGGCGCCGCGCTGGTGCACGACGGCCGCAACATGGTCAGCAACGTCCAGACCTCCAACGGCAAAGAGCGCATCGAGACCACCCTGCAAGTGGACTACGACTTCGGCCTGGGCCTCAAGGGCTACACATGGGATCAAACCAACGGCGGCAAATCCCCGACCGATGCCGAGATCGCCACCGGCACCAACTGGGACAAGACCGCCACCAGCATCAAGCACACCGCCGGTGTTGCTCTGATCGGTGACGCTTCCAAGTAACCCTGATGGTGGGCTAGGCCTATGGCCTGGCCTGCTGAGGACAAGCGCATGAGCAAGAACAACATCTGGTACCTGGCTGGACCGTTCCACCAGTACCAGGAAAACGTCAAGGAACTGGCCCGTGAACATGGCCTGATCATTGTCGATGCCAACGTGGCGGAGGATCGCAAGGGTGCTGCCAAGGACGTTCCCGAGGTAACCATTCGCCCCGAGCTGCAGGCCCTGGCAGTGGTCGTCGAGGCCGGCAGTTTGAGCCAGGACGTTGTCGATCGCTTGACCGCTGAGCTCGGCTCCATCGGCGTGATCGTCGAATCGTTCGCGGCCCAGAGCCTGGAGCGCCCCTCGGGTGACCTGGGCGAAACCGCGTCGCGCCTGTTCGAGGTGCTGGAGGCGGTGAATGCCGGCATTTCCAACCTCAAGCGTGAGCGCGACGGCGAAGTGGAGAAGGTCGTAGGCCTGGAGCAAGAGAAGGCAGACCTGCTGAAGCAGAATGCCGAACTGCTCAAGCAAATCGAATCCCTCAAGGCAGCAAACGCAGACCCCGAGGTCGAGGCGCTGAAGGCCAAGCTCGACGCTGCGAACGTCTCCTACCGCTCCAACGCCTCGAAAGAGTCGCTGCAGAAGCAGGTAGCAGAACTCGGCCAGCAGTAATCCCGGGGCTGCGGCCCCATTCATTCAAGCGGAGGCCTGATGGCTACCTACATCACTGTGGCCGACGTAGACGCCATCCATGGGCCTGACTGGGCGGCTCCAGAGCTGAAGGATGAGGCGGTCTTCGAGGCGAATGCCTATCTGACCGCGCTCAACCTGGTCGGCATCGACATGGACAACATCCCTGACGATGTTAAGCAGGCCGGCGCCAGGCTGGCCAAATGCGCCTCGCAGGGCAAGCTGTACCAGCAGCAGACCGAGGGTTCACTCGAGGCGAAGACGGTCAAGGCCGGATCGGTATCGACCAGCAAGACCTTCGGCTCGATCGACAAGACCAGTACTGTCGCCCAGCCAGCCTGTGTGCAGCTTGCGCTGGCCCTGCTGACGCCCTGGCGCAGCAATCCGTTCGCCTTTGCTGTGAAAAGGGGATAGCCATGGGTCTACGTGACGAAATCCAGGCAGACCTGGCAGAGGCCTTCGACGAAGACCTGGCCGATGCGGTATCGACGTTCACCGGTACCTACATGGGGCCCGGCGTCTTGGACCCGGTAAACGAGACCACCACGGCGCAGCCAGTGACTTACACCGGGCGCGGGGTGCTCGACAGCTACGACAGCCGGCGCATCGACGGGCTGAACATCCTGGTTGGCGACGTTCTGCTGATATGCCTGGCCAACGAGGTCACCGACAAGCCTGCGGTTGGCCACCAGATCATGGCCCCCGACCTGGTCACCGGTGAGTCTGTCACATACCGAGTCGTCAGCCCAGGCATCGACCCGGCCAAGGCCCACTACGAGATCCAGCTGAGGAAATAGCCGTGGCGAAAAGAGGTTGGAGCACGCCCCCCAGTCTGTTCGCGGGCGTCGTTGAGGAGCAGCTGAGCCAGCGCGTGCGCGTCATCGCTATTGCAATGCTCAACGAGATCGTCCTGCGATCCCCAGTAGATACCGGGCGTTTCCGTGGCAACAACATCGTCAGTGTGGGCGCGCCTGTGTACACCAGCAGCGCGAATGTCGACCCTACCGGCTCGGAGACCATCCAGCAGGGCGTCAGGGTGATGACCGGGCTTGAGCCTTACACGCAGGTGTTCATTCAGAACAATTTGGTCTATAGCGTCGAGCTTGAAAGGGGGCACTCAAAGCAGGCCCCCTCTGGCGTGTACGAAGTGTCATTCCACAGCGTCTCGCAAGCCTATAGCTAGGTGCTTCTTATGAGGTCTTCTGCGGAAATATGGAGGCTTGCCGCACCCCTCGACAAGAACATGAGACCACTGCCTCCCCATGTTTATCAGGGAGATAGTTGCGGTGTTGCAGCCAAACCTTTCGGCGATGGTTTTTTGCGGGATCTTGTTGAAAAGCATCCTGATTATTTCTGCAACAGAGATCTCGTTCAGCTTTGACTGATGATGAGAAGACCCTTTCGAGCCGTAGCTGGAAGAGCTTTTTGCGGCCTCTATCTGCGAGGCTGTAGCGGTATGCCTCCAGGTTCTCCCTGTCCGTATCTGGGATATGCACATAGCCTTGACGCCGAACTCTCTGGCTAGGGATGAGCCGCGCTCGCCGGAAGCTAGGCGATTTCTAATCTCGTCAACCTGGATTGACGTAAGGACGCTGCCTGCGGCCATTTCCCCCTTAGCTGGCTTCAGAAGGCCGAATTCTGCAGCGTGCCTGGAGTTTCCGTGAATCGTGGTCCATTCAAGATTCTCAGACCTGTTGTTGAGCTTGTTCCCGTCAAGATGATTCACGACATCGCAACCATCAGGCTTTTCGCAGAAAGCCTCAGCAACGAGCCTGTGCGTGTGAGCCTGATAGGCCTTGCCAGGCGAACGCAAATGCACGAATGGGTATCCAGCGCGAAGGCACTGCTTCAGCTCCCGGCCTGATCGCCTGGTAACGGTGCCGTCTCGGTGCTGGCATGTGCGATCGAGCGACTTCACTCGGCCAAGGCTGGAAACCATGTAGTACGACTCGAAACCAGAAACTTCTCTCCAAATTTCTTCCATAAGTCCTCCGCATGCAGTGAGCTAATTATATCAGAGCAATCTCGCATATGCAGACACTAAAACATATGGATGCAGCATGACCTTCGAACAGATCCGGGCCATCGTCACTGGCCGCATGACGCAGTGGGCGGGCATCCCCGCATCCGCTGTCGACTATCCGAACAACCCGCAGGGGCCGTTCGATCCGGCCGGCAAACCCATCTGGGCCAGGCTGGCGGACGTTCCTGGCTTGGCCAGCGCACCAGAGGTCGGAATCGGCCCATGCGTTCGCCGCACCGGCATCATCATGATTCAGCTGTTCGTGCCCAGCTACAAGGGCACCCTGGCCATCACCAAGGCTGCCGACACGCTGGTTCAGCACTTCGAGTTCTACAGCGACCCGACCGGGCCATTCGAGTGCTACGCGGCCTCGGCCAATACAATCGGCGATGACGGGCACGGCTGGTACCAGGTGAACGTGTCGATCCCATACCGGGCCTACTGAGCCCTCAACATCCACCGCCACATGGCGGTTTTTTTACGCCTATCGATAGGAGAAACCGCATGTCGAGCGGAGCCAAGGTCCAGCTGGCCTGGATCAAAGAAGTAACCCCCGGCGTGACCCCGGCCGGCGACTGGAATGTGCTGACGCGCATCAGCAACGGCCTGATGCCGACCTTCAACTCGGAAGAGAACAACGAGATCGGCTTCACCCGGATGTCGCAGGGCACGGCCCAGACTACCGTGGACGTTGGTGGCGATATCGAGACCAAGTGGCGCTTCGGTGCGCTGGACGAGTTCATGGCTTCCTGCTTCGGCAAGGCCTGGGCCAGCCACCAGCTCACCATGGGCGACGACCGTATCACCTTCTCGATCGCGTCCTACGCGACCGACATCGGTGTGTCGGCCATCGCCCGCGGCGTGCAAGTCGCCACCATGAACTTCGATTTCCCGGGCGACAACGAGGTCACGGTCACCACGACCATGGCCGCGCGCGCCTGGGATGACAAGGGCGACAACACCTCGTTCATCATCAACGCCCAGCCCGAGACCAGCCAGCGTCGCTTCAGCTTCAAGGACATCAGCGGACTGAAGATCAACGGCGTCCAGGTGGGCGAGGACAACGCCTGTGTCGACAGTTTCAACCTGCAGTTCGACAACAACGTCCAGACCCAGCGCTGCATTGGCAACGGCAACCCGTACCCGGGCAACATCATTGCCACCACGTTCACCCCGTCCGGTTCGATCACAATCAGCTGGTCGAAGATGGCCTATGAGCTGTGGAAAGCCCAGAAGGGTAATGACGCGATCAGCCTGGAATTCACCATCGGCAACGCTGACGGCGGCTACAACTTCCTGATCCCCGAGATGGAAGTGACCGCTGACTGGCCTGATGGCGGCTCGACCGACATCATCCAGGTTGAGCTGAACTACACCGCCCGCAGTGTGGCCCCGACCATCACCCGCCTGCCGGCGCCGATCGTTGTGGCCGCCGTAGATGTCACCCCGGCCACCCTGAGCCTGGAAGTTGGTGACACCAGCGACCTGGAAGTCGTTGTCACCCCAGCGGGTGCCAGCCAGCAAGTCACCTGGACCAGCTCCGCCCCGGCCATCGCCAGCGTGAGCGAGACCGGTCTGGTCAAGGGCCTGACAGTCGGCACCGCCACCATCACGGCCACCAGCGTTGCAGACGGCACCAAGACCGACACCTGCGCTGTCACCGTCACCGCTTAACCCTTTGCCCGGCGCGCCCTGCAGTGTGCGTCGGGCCTTTTACCGCAGAGGAATACCATGGGCATCACCATTAAGAAGCCTGAGCTGGATATCGAGGGTCAGCGCTGGGTTGACTTTGCGCCAGGCGCGAAGCTGCTCGTAGCGTCCTTCGGCAACCCGATGTTCAAGTCACACAAGGCGATTATTCAGCGCCACCTGGATTCGATCGACCTTCAGACGAAGGCAGGCACTAAGGACTTCAGCCTGGACGCGGTCGCAGAGGTCGAGATCGAATCGGGCGATGACCTGTACTTTGAATTGGCGGCTCGCCACCTGATCAAGGATTGGCAGGGCGTGGACGTTGCTGATAACCCCGGCGTCCCGGCCCAATACACGCCAAAGCTCGGTGTTGAACTGCTCAAGATGATGCCTGACGTTTACTGGACTGTTGTCGGGACGGCCCTGGACATCATGACCAGGGCCAAGGAGCGGGCAGCAGAAACAGCGGAAAAGCAGTAGCGGCATATCGCTGGGGTAGGGACTGGACCGGGCAGCGCAGTGAAAAGGAGCGCTGGAAGCGAGAGCGTCTCAAAGGTGTAGCGCCGGTTCCGGAGTCGCCAAAGATCGATGATGTGGTCGCCGAGATCCTTGAGGCCTACGGCCACATCGGCCGATCCCGGCAGTACATCGGCATGGTTGGCGCTCCGGCGCCGATTGCACCTGCAGCCATAGCCGAATACCTCGACCGCTACCCATCGGTGATATGCCGCGAAGAGTTTGATTCCGCAATTTTTGCTCTGGATGAGGAATTCAGGAATCGGTGGAGCGAGGATCAGGAAAAGCAGAGGACAGAAAAGCCCAGCAAGACGCCTCAAAAGTGAGAAATCTTTTTGGCAGCCTTCTGGCGTCTAGCGGCAATGGCGGCAGGCCTTGGCCCAAGGTGAATCTTCGCCATCAGGCCTGAAATCACAGCCTTTTGAGCGCTATAGTCCTCTGCAATGCTGGACCAGCGATCACAAATAGAAACCTCCTCAGCGAATCTTTTCTGTTTTGCCAGCAGTATCGCTGCGCGCTCAAAGAAAAAAGGGGCAGCGCAGAAGCGTGATCCGGCTGGCTGGGACCAATAGTTTTCTTCCTCGGAGTCGCAGCATTTGAGCATGACAGCGAGATCGTCCTTGCGGCTTGCAAGCTCGTGAGTTGGCCGGCCGTCTACATAAGCCTGAATTCCAGCCTTCGACATAAGTTCTCCAGATGAAGTTGACCAGGTCACGGCGAATCCCTTGGCGAAAAGACTTCAGGATAGCGCCGAGGCACAGGCGAATGGTAGATTCGCCAAGTCGAACTGGAGGAATTCATGGAGATTTTGATCGTCTGGCTGGCAGTTGCCGCCATTACTGCCTACTTTGCCAAGCAGAAAGGACGCAGCGCTGGAGCATGGTTTGCGCTTGGGTTCCTGTTCTCTATTTTTGCCCTGGTTGCCATCTGGCTGGTGAATCCGGTCGGGGTTGATGACGCCAAAAGTATCGAAATCGCGAAGAAATTCGGGTCATCCGCCAGCTATCGGAAATGCCCATACTGCGCCGAGGTAGTTCAGCGCGAAGCCATCAAGTGCAAGCACTGCTCTTCAGATCTAGAGCCGGTCACAGACTGAGCAGACATTAAACCGAAGCCCGCCGAGTGCGGGCTTTTTTGTGCCCGGAGTTTGTATGAGCCAAGAGTCTCGCCTAGCGGTAACGATCGACTCCAGGGGTGCCCAGCGCGATGCGCGCGCGATAACCAAAGACCTGGGGTCCCTGGAGGCCGCCGGCAACCGAGTTGACCCGGCCATGGGGCGAGCCGAAACCGGCATCCGTGAAATGGGCAACCAGGCATCGACCAGCGCCTCTAAAGTTCGAACGCTGGAAGGGCAGACCGACCGACTTGCTTCGGCTGTCACTGGGCTGGCCGGCCCAATTGCAGCCGCGTTCAGCGTTGCAAAGATAGCCGCAGCCGCTGAGCAGTATGTAAACCTAACAAACAGGCTGCGGCTGGTAACTGAGGGGGCTGAGCAACTGGCTTTCGCCCAAGATTCGGTTTACCAGGTTGCCCAGAATGCACGGCAGTCGCTTGAGGTGACCGCGCAGGTCTATCAACGCGTTGCGCAGAACGCCCGCCAGCTAGGTCTCGATTTCGCTGACGTAGCAAGCGTGACAGAGACGGTGGCTAAGACTGTGGCGCTTAGCGGAGCAAGTGCGCAGGCGGCTGATGCGGCCATGGTTCAATTTGGCCAGGCCCTGGCATCTGGCACGCTGCGCGGTGACGAGCTGAACTCGATCATGGAGCAGACCCCGGCACTAGCCCAGGCCATTGCTCGCGGTCTTGGCGTTACGATTGGCCAGCTTCGCGCTATGGGGGCAGAAGGAAAGCTGACTTCTGAGGCGGTTGTTCGGGCGCTCCAGAATCAAAAGGACAAGGTTGACGAGCTCAGCTCGGCAATGACCCTTACCGTCAGCCAGGCCATCACCTCCTTCAATAATGCGCTTGTTTCTACTGTGGGCAAGCTTGATGAAGCAACCGGTGCAAGCAGCCGATTGGCCGCCGGCATTGCATCGCTGGCGCGCGCCATGGATGGATTCAATTCGGGCGAGTTCTTGGACTTTTTCCGCAAGGACAAGCAGACCGTTGCCGGCTTGAACAACGAGCTCAGCGTGACCATGGCCGGTATTCGTGACCTGCAGAATGCACGGTCAAGACTGGCAAAGGACGACCCAGCTGACACGGTCTTTTTCAAGTTCAAGTTTTACGACCGGGCAGAGATCGACGCCGAGATTAAAGAGCTTGAGGGGAAGTCCACTGCGATCAGAGCGATCGTAAGCAAGATGGATTCGGCAACGGCCGGAACGGGCGCACAGAAGCCGAAAGGCGAAGACCCAGCGACAGCCGTTAATGCCGAATACGAAAAGATGCTGGCCAACCTGAAGAAGCAGGCAGCCCTCCAAGGGGATAACACCGAGGCCGCGAAAGTAAGATATGCCATTGAAACTGGCGAGCTCGGAAAGCTTCTTCCGGAGCAGGAAAAGCTTCTGCTCAAATACGCTGAGGAGAAGGATGCCAAAGCGGCGGCAGAGAAGGCATCAAAGTCTGCTGCAGCAGCCTCGGCCAAGGCGCTAGCGGCCCAGGGCAAGGGCCTGCCGGAAGCTCTGAATACATTTTCTCGGCTGTATGCTCAATACGACCCTGCTGCCGAGGCTGCAAGAGCCCTGGCAAGAGAGGAGTCTCAGCTTCAGCTGGCATTCAGTCGCGGCAAGATCACGCAAGAGGAGTACAGCAAGGCCCTCGCTCAGTCCTCGATCAACTACGCCTCTGCAATCAAGGGCGCGCAGGGCCTAACTGCTGTCGAGCAATACCGCGCCCAGTTGCAGAAGCAACTGGCCAACGAGCGTGACCAGTACGCGCTTGATGCAGCCAGCATCGGCATGGGTGACCTCCAGGCTTCGCGCATGCAGCAGCGCCTGAATCTTGAGATGCAGACCAACGACCGCCTGCTGCAGTTGCAGACCGAACTGGCCAATGCCACGGACGAGAAGCAGCGCCAGGCTCTCCAAGGCCAGATCGACGCCATCAACGAGTTCCTGCCTCAGCAGCTTGCAGCGATGCAGGCCGGCTGGGCGCAGATGGACCAGGCCATGCTCAACCCGATCAACGGGTGGACGGCTGCGGTCCAGAACTTCGGCAACCAGGCGCGTGACATCGCCGGACAAACACAGTCGATCTTCTCCAGTGCATTCAACACCATCTCGACGGATATCACCGACGCAATCATGAGCGGGCAGCTGTCCATGAGCACGCTTGGCGATATCGCTTCGAACGTGGTGCGCGAGATCATCGCGGGCTTCGTGAAGATGGGCGTGCAGATGGCGCTGAATGCGGCGCTGAACGCCACTCTCGGCACCGCTGCGGCCGGCCAGAGCATGATCCTGGCGGGTACCACGGCCACGGCCTGGGCGCCGGCGGCGGCAATGGCATCCCTGGCAACGTTGGGCGCCAACTCCGTGCCGGCAGCTGCCGCGCTGACCTCGACCACGGCGCTGGCATCCAGTCTGGCTGTGATCCCTGGCTTCGCCACCGGCGGCTATGTGTCCGGCGCCGGTACCGGCACTTCCGACAGCATCATGGCCCGGCTGAGTGACGGCGAGTTCGTGGTGAATGCCGCGGCCACCAAGCGCAACCGAGCTCTGCTGGAGGCGATCAACTCGAACGAGCGGGTATCGGTGGCTGGAGGGGGAAGCTCTGTTGTTTCGACTCAGTCGTCTGGCAGCGCCCAGGCTCCGGCAGCAGCTCAGACCAACCTGGTGGTAAATCTGGTGCAGGACAGATCTCGCGCTGGAGAGGTCGAGCAAAGTCGCGACGACAACGGCGATCAGATGGCAACCGTGTATGTGGCCGATATCTGGGGTAACGGCCCTATGTCTCAAGCGCTGGAAGATGCCTACGGCCTGCGCCGACAGGGATCCTAAAGGGAAATCTCATGACCACCGAAACCGAAGAGGCTGATGACGGGCCGGGCGCGCCTGTGCCCGATCCTGTTGTCCCGCCGGACGAGAAAGAGCTTCTGCTGCAGCGGCGGCTAGCCCGTCTAGAGGACGCGCTGGGCCTCAGCCCTCTCACCTAAAACGCAAACCTCAGCTGAGGAACGGCAATGATTCAATACCCGGCAGAATTGCCACTTCCGCTGCAGGATGGGTATGGCTACGACACGGTTGACCCAATGCGCTCAACGCGAATGGTCACCGGGCGGCGCCGATACCGAAAGGTGCACAGTTACGTTCCTTCGACCCTGACATTCAACTTTGTCTTCGATGAGGATGAGGCGGGCTTCTTTGAAGCCTGGTATGCAAGGACGCTGAATGACGGTCTGGAGTGGTTCGAAATGCCTCTCCAGCTTCCTGCTGGATTCGCCAAGTACCAGGTTCATTTCGTAGGGATGTATGGGCGAACAGAGCTCACTCAGGTCTCGCGCTGGAGATACTCCATCAGTGCGGAGCTCAAGCAGCGGCAGCTCATTCCCGAAGGATGGGAGCAGTTCCCTCAGTACTGGCTGAACAAGAACGTGATCGACCTCGCTATGAACAGGGAGTGGCCTGAAGCATGAGCCTGATCGAGGAGTGTTACGCCTCGGGCAGAGGCGAGTTGGTCGACACCATTGAGGCGCGGGAGGAGGGCGGCTCCGTCTCTTATCTCTACTGCTCTGGCTGGGAAGACCGGGTGTGCACCACCGAGGACGGCCGCACGCTCACCTTCATCGCGATGGCCATGGACCTGGCCCTGCCGAAGAACGACAACAGCGCGTTCCAGAACTTGGTGCTTGGCCTGGACAACGTCACGGGTGAGGTGCAGGAGGTGGTTGAGACAGCGAAGGCTGCCGACAAGCGCTTCATCATCACTTTCCGCCGCTACCTGGCCGAAGACCTGTCGTTCCCGCAGGAGCGGTACCGCATGACGCTGCTCAGTCGTGAATATGAAGACGACGTGGCCAAACTCACCGCCGGCTTCTTCGACCTGCTCAACACCAACGGTCTGCGCACCGTGCTGACCACCACCTTGGCACCTGGCCTGAAGTACATCTGACCATGATCGAGAAATTCATGCGCGCCCCGTATCGCGAGGGTGCACGGGGGCCTATTGCCTTCGATTGCTGGGGTTTGTGTCGGGCGATCCGTCACGAGTTCTTCGGGCTGGATCTGCTGCCATCCCTTGGGGGCGTGGGCAAGGACAAGATCCGCGCGAACACGAAGGCCTACCGAGCGCTGCGCAAGGCCATGGAAGAGTGCAGACCAGAGCCAGGCGCAATTGCGGCGGTTCTGCGCGGAGAAGCGCTACTTCACGTCGGCACGGTCCTCCTGAGCGAGGGTCGGCTGAAGGTGCTGGACACAAACCCCGGAGGCGCCTGCCTCCGGACAACTGGCGAATTCGAAGCCGCTCATCCTAAGGTGGTGTACTACCGTGACCGTCGAGTTCTATCCGAACAAGCTGTCTGATACGGCGCCTCTCGGCACCTGGAAGACCGACCGCCGCATGTCGATCGAGGAGTGGCTTAAGTCCCTGGCCCCGTCCTATGAGCGCCGGGAAAGTCCGCCAATCAGCATTGCCCTCAATGATGAGCTGATCGAGCAGCACCTGTGGCACAAGGTGAAGTTCAAGCCTGCCGACCTTCTGCAGATCTACCGCGAGCCGAAAGGCACCGACCCATTTTCCATCACCTTCGCGCTGTTCAAAGGCGCCAAGGCGGTGCTGAAGTCGATTATGCCCAAGATGCCCGGCATGCCATCCAGCGCCGGCACCCAGCAGGGTGACCCTCTGACCGAGGCCAGCGCCAAGGGCAACAAGGTCAAGCTGGGAGAGCCAGTGCGCCAGATCGCCGGCCATCAGCGGGTTTATCCGTCGTATCTGACCCAGCCCCGCCGGGCGCATGTCGCCCCGCGTGACCAGCGCGTGGAAATGCTGCTGTACATCGGCGAAGGCGAGTACGACGTACCGCTGGCCAAGGTCAAGGTTGGCGAAACCCCGCTGATCTCCCTCGGATCCGATGCAACGTTCACGATTTACCCGCCAGGCGCAGACCTGTCTGGCGACCCGGCACACATCAACTGGTTCAACGCCCCGGAAGTCGGGGCAAGCTCAAGTGGTTCCGCTGGACTTGAGCTGACGATGGCCACCGACCTCACCAGGTCGGCCACGGCTTCCGCGTATCAGTTCGTCGGCGATACGATCAGCGTTCCGGCCGGTGCCGGCCAGTTCCCAGCCGACTGGTCGAACGGGATCATCATTCGAGTTCTCGCTCCGTACACCTACACGGTGATCGACGGCGGCGCCGGCCGGGACATCATCCGTGGCCCTCTGGAAATGCTGAACCCAACGGCTGGGATGCTCATCGAGGTGGCAGGGGCGAACGCTGGCCTGTATGTGGTGCACAGCTACACGCCGTACAGCCCAGCAGTTCCGGCAGACCCTGGCACCGCGTCGACGCTGACCGGATCAGCCGCACCAAGTCGGTACGACTTCGACGTCACGCCGTTGAGCTTTAGCCTGGTTCGCGGCGCGTCCAGCTACCCGATAACACTCAACACCGCAACGACTGACCTCACCGGCCTGGTTTCTGCCCTGAATACCCTGCTCAGCGGTACGCCATTCCAGGCGCAGCAGAGCAGCGGGATGCTGCGCTTCGTTGAGCTGACACCATTTGCTGGCCAGGCCATCACGGCGACCGGCGCATCCACCATCCTGGGATCGTCTCCGGTCGGGGTGACTGGCGCGGCCACGACCAGTGCCATTCCCGAGCAGCCAGCGGAAATGACGCTGGACTATGACGGAGGCTACCCTGTGGTGGGCCTCGCACTTGGCCAGGGGCTGGCCACCATCGGCCCGCGCGGGCTGCGGTACCGGATCACGGCGTTCAGCACGAGCCTGCTCGAGGTTGAGCGCCTGACCTCGTCCGGGTCGACTGACGCGAGCTGGCCCGGCTTCAACGCCATGCAGACCGTGAACGGCCTCATCACGCTGGACGCTTCGAACCTGCAGGGCGGCTACCGCGGGCCATTCGCCTGCTGCCCGGACAACGAGAAGGTCACCGAGCTGGAGTGGACGGTCACCTATGCCAACGGCCTGGCCGGTATCGGTCGGGAAGGGCAGATCTACGAGATTCCGACCTACTACGTCTTTGAATACCGCGACATGGACGTGGCAGGTGACTGGACGCCGCTCCAGTACATGAACGTGGGCGGCTCTCTCGATGCCCAGGGCTTCACCGAGCGAATCACGCTGCCATATGCAATGCGAGCGGAGGCTCGTATCCGCAAGCAGTACGTGGACCGGCCTGGCCGGATCAACGATGAAGCGCGGGATGATGCCACCTGGACGGACCTGCGCGGGCGGATGCAGAACTCGCCCACCAGCTACCCGGGATTGACGGTAATCACCTGCAACATCCGTGGCGGTGACCGGCTGTCTGCGCAGTCGGAGAGCCAGGTCAGCGTTGAGGCGACTCGCATTCTCCCGTTGATGGAGGGTGGTACCGGGCCAAGCCGCGACATCGTTCCTTGGTGCATCTACCAGCTGAAGCAGCGCGGCTACACGGACGATGACCTGGATCTGCCAGAGTGGCAGGCATTCCACAACATCTGCGTTGCCCGCGGCGACACCTACGACGAAACGCTGGATTCGACGATCACCGTCAAGGACATGATCAACAACGCGCTGGCGTGCGGCTTCGGTGAACTGGTGACCTTCAGGGGCTTGCTGCGCCCGGTTCGGGACAGCGCGAGGGCCGCGTTCGACGTCACCTACGGCCCTAAAACTCAGACCTACTCGCCACAGAACATGACCAAGATGCTCAAGATCAGCGGCGCCATGCCGTCGATCAACGACTTCGACGGCGTGGATGTCGAGTTCTTCTCGCGCACCACCTGGGCGTGGGAAACGGTCGAGTGCCGCTGGCCAGGTGATCTGGGCAACAAGGTCGAGAAGATCAAGATGCCCGGCATCAGCGACAGGACCAGGGCCTGGCGCATCGGCATGCGTCGCCGTGGACACCAGAAATACAGGAGCGACGTTTACGCGTGGGAAACCGAGATGGACGGCAGCAACAGCGGCTACCTCAGTTTTGCGGCGGTTGGCGATGACAGGCCGAAGGGATGCCAGAGCGCGATCCTGTTGGCCTTCGAGGTTACCGGGTCGGGAACGTTGCTGAGATCCTCCGAGCCATTGGACTTCAGCGCTGGGGGAGAACACCTGATCGGTGTGCGCAAGCTGGACGGCACGCTGTCTGGGCCGTGGACCGCCGCGCAGGTGGACCAGTACACGGTGCGAGTGGATGCGCTCGACTTCACGCCCGTGGTCGATGGCCCGCTGGAGCCACCGCACATCCTGTTCGGCCCGGCAACGCGTTGGGCCTACCCAGCCCTGATCACGCTATCCGATCCAGTCAACGGCAATAGGGCCATGAAAGCCATGCCCTACGACGCCCGCGTTTACACCTACGACGACCAATTCCCGCCGGCCTGACCGGACCTTATCGAGCATGCCCGCCTAGCGCGGGCTTTTTCATGCCCGGAGATATTATGCGCTACAACACCGAAAACCCAGTTGAGCCTGATGGCTCGAGCAGCCCGTTCGACCTGCACGACAACGCCGGTAACATTGACTTGGCTGCAAACGGTGATGCCCCGACTTGGATTGACCGGAAAGGTCGAACCCGCAAGTCGATCGCAGGCATGGAGCAGGCATTTGATTCCGCTCAGATTGAGCGCGATATTCGCTTTATTGCTGCTCAGGGCGACCGCACTGAACGCTTCAATGCGCTCATGCTATCCACCGGCTACCAGTATATGGGGCCATTCGCGGCCGGACTGACCTTCACCGAGCCGAACCAGTTCACGCTTGAGTCCGGGGTGTACTGGCGCCCGGCTCCTGGCGTTGTTAGACCATTCACGACTACCGGCGTGTGGGCGACAGATTCTGCGAAGTTCACTCCGTTGGGTGACGACATTCTGCGCTCTGACCTTGGTAGCACGACTGACCCCGCTTTGGGGGCTTCACTGGTCTTCGCCAAGTCCGCGCTGGCGGGTGCCGTCGCCCGTAATGTTGCAGTAATGTCGCTTGAAGTGCTCAACATCAAAAACTATGGTGCTATCGGGGATGGTAACAGCCACCAGCTCGGTGAATACTACTCAACGCTTGCCGCAGCACAGTTGCACTACTCAAATATCACCATCACGTCGCTAACCGAGGAGGTGGACTGGGCAGCAACGCAATGCGCTTTAGAGCATGCTAGGGCGGGAGGTCGGTATGTGTTTGGGCCTGCAGGTACCTATATCTCGACCACTACCGTAGTGCAGCCGCAGGGCGTGAAGTACGTGGGCGAGGGTCCGCTGAAGAACCCTTCAACCCCGCAGGACCCAATTCGCGAGTTCAGCCTTATAGGCACCAACTATCTATTCAAGGGCACTGGGCCTCGCGTTCATGTTGCCAATCTAGCCGCCTGCGCCGGTGCGACCGATGGCGACCAACGCACCAACGTGTCGACGTTTGAGCCAGGGTATGACAGCACGTACCGCAAAACTTCGTTCTGGAACAACGATGCGAACCCTGTGACCGGTGCACCTGCCACGCAGAAGCTATTCTCGTGCGGGTGGAAAGTAGAGCAAGGCGGTTTCGCTCAGCTTCGCGATGTAGGCTTGTTGCCCTACTACGACGGTATTAACGGTTACAACACAGATGCGGCGACTTGGGCTGATGATTGGGATATCGGACTGTGGGTCGACAACCACCACGATTTCATGGCAGTCAACGTTTCCGTGGTTGGCTTCTGGCGCATGGCTGGGTGTTTCGGTCGCACTGCTCTAACAGGTGGGGACATGCGGTCACCGGACTGGGAGCGCAACAAGTTCTCGCACTGTAACTTCCAAGGATTTGCATCATTCTTAGTCCGCGGATCGGACCTCTACGATATTAAGGCGGTCGGCGCAGATTGGATAGAAATTGAATGGTTCGACTCACACCCGTTCGATCCCTTATTTGATAACACTTTCCGCACCCAAGAGTATGGCGGGCTATTTTGCTCTTACACTGGGACGCAGAGGGTAGGCGACAATCTGCGCATTACCGGAGTTACTCCGTCGCCAGCCGCTATAGATCCGGCCAACAATGCTAATAAGGTAATTCTAGGTCGACGAACTAACGGAGTGGCAGACTCAAACTTTGATACATGCTATTTCTATGGCATGAACCACCGGAAATATCGAGCCACCTCAGCTGCATTCGGTACAGATCGCTACTCGACGCCGTCGCGGTGCATCGAGATCAGTGGTGCAGGGATCCGCGGCTTGAAATTTAATGACTCGTGCAAAATCATGAGTTGCGATGACATTGCGCTTTACTTGGGTAACGCTCTACAGCTGGAGTACAACGGATCGTTTGAGAGCAAGGATGTAGAAGGGCGCGGTGTGGGCATAAGAAACGTTGCCGGCACTAACACCTACCAGCTTAGACTTGGACAGAAAGTTCGTGGCACTTCAGGGCTCGACAACCGTCCAGCGTACCCTACTACAGACGGCCGATTCACTACGCCAGGGGACCCTGGCATGTTCAGCCCAAATCAAGTCATATGGGACGGCTGGTCGTATGGCGTTAGCGGTCACGTAGACATTCGCCCTGGAGCCGGACAAAGGGTTGGATTCACCGATGCAGCAGGAGTTCCTGTGCTCTATCGGACACCTTCAGGTGAATATCGGCTTCTTGATACCTCGGGCGCTACCGTTTCAAGGTTCAACCCATCAACTGACACATGGACGCATCAGTCAGATAACTATGTTGTTTCTGCAAGGTCAGGTAAGTCTCGATTCAGGTCCGGTTCAAATGATGCGTCAGTTAGCGGTCAAGTAGTAAGACTGTATAACGATGACTCAACAGTTGTAATGGGGAGATTTGATAGCGAAACGTCGCTAATTGACTTTGCCGGAAATATAAGGCCTGATGAAGACAATATTCGATCGGTAGGCAAACCGGATCGTAGGTTTACAACATTTTATGCTGCTAATACAGCTATTTCTAGCTCGGATGGACGCCTTAAAACGCCGGTCAGAAAACTATCTCGCGCCGAAGTCTCTGCAGGAATTGACTTGGCTAATGAGTTTGGAATATGGCAATGGTTAGAGCGTGTTGAATCCGAAGGCGACAATGCAAGATTACACAGCGGCATGACTGTGCAGCGTGCGATCGAGATCATGCGCTATTATGATCTTGATCCTATGAAATACAGCTTTATTTGTTACGATTCATGGGGTGATGAATGGGAAGATAGGCCTGCAGTCGTTATCGATGATGCTCACGGCGAGCAGGTCGAGGTTAGCCCAGCTCAAAAAGTTTTGATCAAGAAAGCCGGGGACTTGTACAGCTTTAGGATGAACGAACTAAAAGCGTTCATCATTGCTGCCCTTGTAGCTGATCGGGCTAATATCATTGCTATGATTGCAGACCTTTGTAAGAAGGTTGATTCTATTTCTGGGGAGTAACAGCAACAATGTTTGTGATGCGCGATTGGCATTGCTGACAAGATCGGATGGGTGTGGTATTATTTGTTAATTTTGTTTTTTGGCAAAATAACAAAGATAGAGGTTGAGTAAGCAATGGCACGAAAGGACGATAGTTTTTATCCGGATGATGTATTTACCTTGGACTATGCCCTTGTCAGGGATTTTTTTTTAAAGAAAAAAATTCATATCAAGGAGGCTGAGGGTGGGAAGTATAGAAATATACATTTCAATCTAAATACCGCGCTTGAAACTGATGTCAGGTTCTCCAAGACAAACAGGGTATGCTCTATGGGGGCGTTCAGTTACGCACACAGTGAATTGGGGCATGGCGTCAAAGTCGGGCGTTATTGTAGTATTGGTTCTGGCCTGACTATTATGGGCGCAGATCATTATCCAGATTGGATTTCAACCTCGCCTAAGTTTTACACGCCTGAATATCATTCGGATGACTTTGAGCACACAGATCTGTTAAGAAGCTCTAGGAACATTGAAATTGGCAATGACGTTTGGATAGGGTCAGGTGTCACTCTCAAAAGGAATTTGAAAATCGGTGATGGTGCCATAATTGCAACCGGGTCAGTCGTGACCAAAGACGTTCTTCCATTCCAGATCGTTGGAGGAGTTCCTGCCAAAGTTATAAAAATGAGGTTTCCCGATGAGTTGGTGTCTAGGATACAAGCTCTCTCATGGTGGGATTATCATTTTCATAAGTTCAAAGGCCTAGATGCAAGTAATCCGGAGTCCTTTGTGAGTCGGCTCGAGGAGATTGTTGATGTTGGGCTTGAGAAATATTCGCCAGGAATTATCACCCAGAAAGAAATTTTGCAGGTGGCCCGGCAGAAAAGGATTGAGCTAAAATCAGCAACGCCTCAATAAAAGTTTTCAATACTTCACTGAAAAATCAAAAAAACCCGCTTCTTGCGGGTTTTTTTATGCCTGGAGAAAACCCATGACTGAATCCGCGCCCCGAGGCGTTCGCAACAACAACCCCGGCAACATCGATTTCAATCCTCGCAATGCTTGGCAGGGCCAGCTCGGGATAGAGGTGGGTGTGGCCAGTCCGCGCTTCGCCCGTTTCGACCAGGCCGAGAACGGCATCCGTGCCCTAGCCAAGCTGCTGCTCAACTACCGGGGTAAGGATGGCATGCCTGGTGTTGGTCGGCCTGGCATCGACACCCCGCTGGAGTTCATCAGTCGCTGGGCGCCGTCCAGTGAGAACAACACGCTGGCGTACGCCCAAGCCATCGCAAAGCGCCTGGGAGTTGGAGTCCGCGACTCCATCGATATTTCCAGGCCGCAGGTTCTGCGTGAGGCTGTGGTGGGCATCATCGTCCACGAGAACGGCGGAAACCCGTACAAGGCGGAGGTCATCGATGAGGGTATCCGGCGGGCGCTGGCGTGAGCTGGCTCGGCGCGGTACCGGCCTGGTGCTGGTGGCTGATCGCTCTGGTGCTGGTCGCCGTCGGGCAGCAGTACCGGGTTGTGCTTGCCAATGGAGAAGCCATAGAGGCACGCAAGGAACTGGCCGACTACCGCCTGGAGGTTTCAGAGCGCGACCGGCGCGCCGCCGCCCAGGCCAGAACCGAAGAACAGCGCCGACAATCTGTGGCGGACAAGGAGGGTGAGAATGCACGACAACAACTGGAGCTGGCCCAAGGCCGGGCCGCTGCTGCTGAGTCTGCTGCTGGTGGGCTGCGCGGGGAAATCGCCAGATTGCGCGCCGGCCGAGCAGCCACCTGCGATACCATCGCTACCCAGCAGCGCCAGGCAGGAACCTCTGCCGTCGTGGTGCTCGGGGGATTGCTTGAAGAGTCTGACCGAATGGCGGGCAGTTGCGCAGCAGCGCTTGAGAGAAGCCGAATAGCCGGCCTGGCATGCGAGGCTGTGGTTGAACGGATGAAGGGGCCGTAGATGACCTGCAGAAAAAACGAAGCCCCGGATGCTGGCGTCCGGGGCTTCTGGCTATCTTGGTCCCTATGAGAGGAAAGTTAGCGTGGCCAGATGGTATCAGCGCGAGCCCTCAGAGTCATCAGCATTTCCGACTCTAGGTGCCCGCGGCCTGTCCTATACTCTGCCGATCAACTGGCAGAGCATCGCATTTTGGACAAGCGCACCTTCATAGGGATGGTTGAGGCCGGCGAGCCGCTGATTCAGCAGGCTGTCGACGCCCTGCGGGAGTATCACCAGGCCCAGGATCGCGGCGCGCCGGTGGAAGAGATCGAGCGGTTGCGCCTTTTGGCCGAGTCGCTGTTTCAGGTGGTGTCCGATTACCAGCTCCGGGTGATTGCCGCGATGCGCGGCAAGGATTTGCCACCTCTTCACTGATCCGCTGATCGGCAATTGCCCGCGACCGATCCCGCCTATACGATACTGTTTATCCATACAGTATTGGTGCCCTATGTACTTCCTCCTCGTTCGCCGCCGCGTGAATGGCGTGGCCATCCCTACGAATCAGCTCGGCAAGATCACACCCATTCGGGCCGACATCCACATCGGCGACCACCACAGCGAGCCGCTGGGCCGGGTATCGACACAGGCCTGGGTGTTCAACCCGTCGCCTGGGCCGGACATCATTCCGCGGCTGCACGATGCCAAGGTCAACGGAATGGCCCAGCTTGGCATCAACATCAACGGGGTGGAGGAGGTCGACGGCGTGCTTTACGCGCAGTCCTGGTGGTGCAGGGCAGAATGATGGTCGGGATCCCGAAAGCATGGCTGGATGAGCTGAACGACCAGTTCTCTTTGATAACCGATCCAGACGGCCGCGCCGCTGTGCTCGATGAAATGGCCTATGCCGCTCACCGCCGGCATGAAGTTAATTCGGAGAACCTGGTCGACATGCTCGAGCTTGCCGAGGCGGGCAGGGTGTGGGCGCTGATGGAGCACGAAGAGGCCTGGGCTATCGGTCTCTTCGACGATTCCGAGGCTGACCACCAGGCCGGGTACCAGGTGATCAGGGGGGCCGGAAAACCGGCCAGCTGTGAGTAGCTATATAAAGGAAGGGAATCGGTCGGCAGAACGCCGGATGCAGGCCGAAGCCCGTGGGGAGATTTTCGGGGGATGGTGAAATCGGGTATGGCACAGTGAGGCACCGTTTGCAGCGAGCGCCCGCTCAAGGCCTTGATCCGTAAGGCTTTAGGTGTGTCCTGCACGCATGGGGTGCAAGGGGTCGAGTGTTCGAATCACTCCGTCCCGACCAAATAACTCCAAAGAATCCAGTCACTTAGCGGTGACTGGATTTTTTTGTGCCTGTACGTTTTTCGGCGATGGGCATTTTTGCCCCACTTTTTGCCCCACCGAAGATTTTTGATGTCTCTGGCGTTTTTTTGTTGGGCCTACCGTGGTGCTATCGCTAACCACGTGCCTTGGCCGCAAACCCGTGAGAATCTAGAGTTAATTGTCGGGTCGGAGAATCGAAGCCCGATTCGCTCCCGTTGGGTACCAACGCATGCGTTTCGCCTTAGTCTCTGTCTCTGCGGTATTCCGAGGGAGCGTCGTAGCGATGCCGTCTAGTTGGTGTGGGGCCAGGGGAGGTATCGCTAAGCGATTTTCGAGTTCGAATGTCTACGCTTCCGCCACTATTTTTCATCAAAGCCCTGATTTTTCGGGGCTTTTTTGTGCCTAGGTGTTTTTGGTCCCCCACCTGGTCCCCCATTATTAGTTTGGCTTTTGCTGGTTTACAGCGGATTGTGATGGGCATGCTGTTTTCATGGGACCTAATGACTCACGTTAGGAGGAGCGATTTTTCGAAAGCAGCGTAGGTGGGAGATACGCTTGGCTCTTCCCGGCATCTATCGACCCGGCGCTTGGATATTGGGGCCGCTTCGCGACCCATCGACGACAAGCGTGGCTGCTACCGGTGTGGCGCAGGTCTGGAAGCTGTTGATATTTTCGTGGGGCCCGGTTTGCAGCGATTAGGCCCGAACTGGGGGAACACAAAGCCTTGGAATGATGCCATCATCACACCGTCGCTATCGCCCTATAATGGCTTAACAGAGCAAAAGCGGCAGGGCATGAAGCGAAGCGTGGAAGGCGCGGCCAAAACCGGCTAGCAGCTACTACGCGAAGCCCTTGATGCGATAAGGGCGCATCAGGACACCCAAGATAGTGGAGCATCTCCGAATATGGTCGAGCGGCTTAGAGCTTGGCCGACTCCGTCTACCACGGGGTAGTGAATTTCCAGTTGCTGGAGGCCGGCATTCCGTCTGAATCGATTCACTGACATCGAGGCACTGATGCCCAGATAGGCCAAGATTTGCCGCCCGACCACCAAGCCTACACCCAGGCAATTGAGACAATGCGCCGGTACCATGAAGCTCAGGATGCTGGCGCGCCTGCAATAGAGGTGGGAAGATTACGCCTGATAGCTGAGTCTCTGTTCCAGTCAGTCACTGACTATCAAATGCGAGTTTTTGCCCGCGGGGGTTGAACCGCTCACTGATCGTCAGTTGTACCTGAAACATCCTCTGAGATGGTCGCAGCGACCCAGCGCAGACATTGTATACCAGGGCTTCTTCGCGGCCCATCGACGCATGATACCCGTTGACCTCTATCGGAAAACTACCGTCCCATGTCGATGTGTTGGATGAGGGAGAAACTAACTTGTATACGCCTTGTGGTAGGTGGTGGCTTCTCATGGAGAAGCCACTAGGTTCGGAGCTTTCCTGTCAAACGGGTCAAACACGAGCAAAGTAAAAGTCTTTATCTTTGAGCCGAACGTAGGAACTTCAGCGCAACTTCGAATCCAATAGTAGCACTTAGCTCCGCGCAATAATTCTGATAGTTGTCAGTTTTGTTTCGGTCGGCTAAATCCGATACGCATTTTATGCAGATAAATTTAGATTGAGGATCCACCGACATGTCTGCAGCAAAATATACTCCATAACATTCCATATCCACTGCAATAGCTTTGCGATGCTGCTTAACAAATATGGCATGCTTGCTAGGGTCTTCGACTACCGCACTTCCAGAAAGCATCGGTCCTACGTGTACCTTTGGTTGAGTTCCTGGGCGCTGATCTTGGCTTTTCCAGAACTGCAAAGATATATCTTCTGTTCCTCTGGCCAATGCCACGATATCCGGTGAGGCCTCTTTGTGATCCGGCGCAGAGTCAAACTCACCTGAATGTAACCATTTCCCACTTTGCCAGTCCCAACTTCTATCTGCTACAATAACATCGCCAAGGTTTACATTTCTAACTCCGCCGCATATGCCTGTCATTACGATCAATTTGGGGTAATATTTTTCCCAAAGAACTCTTGTCATAAAGGATGCAGCAATCATGCCCATTTGACTTGAGTGCGCACAGACAAACTTCCTCAACTTTCCATCAATTTCTGCCGTTCCCTCTTGTATCAGTACACCGTTGCCAAGACTCTGCTCCGGTGTCCAGCTTATAGGTAAGCCCAGTACTGCGGTTAGCTCAGGGTAACGAAGAGCAGTTATGAAGCATACATCCACCAATCTTTCTTTAGGGTGTTGTTGAGATCGGACTATATGGCTGATTAATTTTTCAAGCGAGAATCGCCATGCTGTTAGCTCTGGAGTAACTAATAAAATTTGTGTGGTGAGGTTCTTGAAAGACTCCTCATATTTACCCATGGCCTCGTTGTCTGCTGTGGTTCCAACTATACTTGTAGGAGGTAAGTACTCTTCGTCATCTAAGATTTGGCGTAAAAGTTCAATTCCCACCGATGCGCTTGGAGTGTCTCCCTCGCGATTTGGAAGTACAAGGTCGAGCAGAAGTAGGTCTATTGTTCCGGCGTGCTCGCGCAGGGCGCACCTAGTTTCATATCCGTTTTTTGCAAAGATGAGTTCTAGTCCGGAGATATCAAAGGTTGAAAGAGCGTCGGAAAGAAGCTGTGCTTTGTAGGGAGTGTCTTCAGAAATAAGTACTTTAACAGCCATTGAACTCACCGTAGATGGACAGTTTTAGTTTGTTGCGCCAGTCGCTTTTCTGGCTGGCATAAAATAGAACTGCTATTAATGTTGTTCTGAATTTTTTTAGAAGCTGGTCGGTTAAACACTCGAGGGTGGAAGCAGCGCCGTTACCGTCAGGGAACTCACTGTATTGTGTGATAATTATTGCCTTGGTTTTTTCTCTTTCACTCTGTAGGAAGCGAAGTATATCGATGCCTCCTTTTGATTGAGGTTCGCCCCCGGTTGTATCTGCATCAAAATCGTAGGTGGGGATTGACATATCTACTATGCAGAGATCAAAATTTTCTGACTCCAATAACTGCATGGCACTAGTTAGCGACTTGGCGCTTATGATGCTTTTGATCATTAGCTCTTCGCTGAGGCATTGATTAATTGCGCTAAGTTTTGGGTTGTCATCCTCTACTATCAAGATCCTGAGGTCAGTAATTGTAGACATCGTAAGCCTCGGCACGCTTGTGAAGTGGGATAAAGGCCATTACCACAAAATTGCTGCCTTCAATTTTGATATCTAATGGGAGCGGGCAAATGCCTCGATCAATCTTGTGTGACAGTCTGGCGATCTTCGGCAGTCCGGTGCCTCCCTCTGTAGCTATGTTCTCAATGACAAGTTCTTTTTGAAATCGCGCGCGAATACTCTCTAAGAACTCTGGTGTCAACTGATTCAATCGGTTTGAAGATAGAGGGTTTGAGATCGCTACAGAGAGAATGTCATTTGCGCTATTGATGCTGGACATTATATCTATGGTGTATTCCTTGTCATACAATCCTGAGTATTTCCAGCAATTTTCAAGTAGTGTGGTAAGCGCTTCAACTATGGCGGTCATCCCAATGGCTGTAAGCTTTAAATCAAGCGAGTCATTTTTCTCAACTTCAACTATTGCATTAAAACGCGGGTAGATATTTTTTGACACCTTGGTTGCAATGCTAATCGCTTCATCGAATGAAAAAACGCGATCGGTCAGATTGCTATGAGGTTGAAACCAGCCCGCAGCAACAACACATTTTTGGCATGTCAAATTCTTTATTCTTGTCAGACCCGCAACCAAGGTTCTAGAACCATCACCAATGACTTGTATTTTGTGTATGGCTTGGTCGAACATATTATAAATTTGCTGCTGGAAGTCTCCGTTGAAGTAATCGTGAAGGCTCTGCAATGAAGGTTCTAGGAGCTTCCAAAATGTTGTGAATACCACTGATACAAATGTGTTGAAGTCCAGCATCGTGCCGATTAACGGAGCCGTTCTGCTGAAGCCGGCTTGACTATTACCTATTGAGATAAATCCATGCGGATGCTTTTCGCTTTTTATACGGATCTTGTTCGCGAGAGCGTCATTAATCAGGTTAACTAGTCCAGCTGATAGCTCCAATAGTGCAGGAGTAACTATTTCTACTTTATGGTAGTGAGAAAATTCATGCATCAATCTATCAATGCTGTCGTCTAACCGCTCTCCAACAGCTAGAAAGCCTGCTTCATCTAGCGGGCCGAGTACCGTGTTTTTAATAGTCCCATGCCTAATTCTAGCGCTCAGATAGCAGTGAAGGCCGTCTAAAGGGTCGTTAAGGAATTTGTTTTCCAGGCGAGCTATGATGGTAAGCAATATTTTGTGCTCGTCCGACATGCTGCTGCCCGCTATTTCATCTAGTCGTTCTTTTGTAGGCGAGTTTGCAAACTGGAAAATTTCTTCTGCAAGATCCTCGGTGAACGTTATTGCATGTGCTTTTTTCCATGTTTCGAAATCTGGGCGAAGTTCTTTGTCTGCCCATCTTGATATTCCGGCTTCATTGACGAATATTCGTGTCTCGTCTACATGGCTTAACCCCTCCCACTGAGATTCCCGAAGAGTAATATCCATGATTTCAGCTGCATACTCTTGCTCACCTTCTGGGTGCGTTTGTACTAGCAGGCGAAGTACATCAAGGCGCTCATTCATAGCCTCGCGACTGGTCTTGAAGTTCAAGAATGTGAGGTTTTCCTCGGTCCAAACTTTGGAGAAAAGTGTAATTGCTGCCTTTTTTTCTTGTTCTGAAAGTACTGCTTTAAGAATTTCTTTGCCGCCTAGTTCCTGGTGGATGCGTTTACAGGCCATTTTACATATGTAGAGTATATCTTCGTCTTTTGATTCGAGTGTGGCGTTCGTAAAATGGGCGACAATCGCTGTCTCTGTCGGGTTGAAATGTTTGAAGTCGCCCCAGGTGTTGTCTTCGAATATAATTGCGAATGGGTATTCGAAGCTTTGTACGTGATTGTTTTCAATTGACTGATAGGCAAGAGTTAATGCGTCTTCGGTGTTATGGTTTCGGCTTAGGAGATTGAGCTTTAACTTGATTGCTTGCCTTTTCCAGAAGGGTTGTCTGCTGGATAAATGCTTGATAATGATTTCGACTTCGGTGTGGCGCCCTTCTTCAATGAAATAATAACCGAGCCATAAAGCCGAATTACATGAGATTGACTGGAATGAATCCTTGTCGACTGAGTTGTTGCGGGCATTTAAGAGTAGTTTTGCCTGCCTAACCACTTGCTCGTTGGTGTGTGAGTTCGAGATTTTCTCAATAAGTTCCCATGCGTGGTTGCATGGCAAAACAAAAAAGTCTTCAATCGCTATAGAGGAATTTAATAGCGTAATCCATGGCTGAGAGACTGATTTTTCAGGATCTTTACTGAATAGGTTTACGCTGAACCCAGAAAGACATACGCCTAGGGGGATAAATCTTAGCCCCAAACTCTCTTTTTCTAACTTTCCCAGCGCTTCAAATGCCATTGCGCCATTTTCATTGAGTTCGTAAATGAACTCAAGTGCTGATGGCACATCGGATTTGTTTGCGGAGTGGTTAATCAGTGCCTGATATGCAAGCTTTGCATTAGGTCGTGTGCTTTGACTTATAGTCGTCGGCTCACCGGTAAGCAAGAGGGAAAGCTTTTTTAATCGAGGGTCTTTGATTCCGCCAGATATCAATACCTCAATACATTTTGCTACACTTTCTTTCAGCATTCCTGGGTTGGAGGCTATTAGTGAGTGTACTGATTCTACACATGAGTTGTAGCAGTCAAATATTGATATCGAAAAATCTTGAAGTAATACGTCTCCAAGCGAGTCTTTTAAGTCGGAAATGCCTAATACATGGAATAAGTAGTGGTTTCGTATTTCTGGCTTTTCAATATATTTAGGTATTATTTCATGCCATTTCGATACAAAGTTGTCGACGGAGTACCGGTCGTCCACGCGCTCAGCGAATATGCTGGCGGCAAGTCCAATTATTCTACCGTCTGTGCTTTCTCTTATCTGCCTGGCTAGTTTTATAGTTTCTTCAGAACCATGTACCTTGTTTGTTAGATATATTACCGCCTCTAGCACCCAGAAACTCCATCCGTGAGCCTTCTGGAAGTCATGAGCCACCGCAAGCGCGGTAGCGTAATTTTCTGAAATTATCAGTTCTTGAATGGTTTCTGAAACTTCGATAAAGAGATTAAGCGCTTGAGTGTGTTTTATTAGCCAAATTGTTGCGAAGAAAAAGTCGTCGCAATAATTCTTGCCTGAAAAATGTGCGTAATATCCAACATCCTTCAGTTCTCTCTTTCCACTCCATGCGTGTTTTTTGAAGCGTTTCCCTACTTCAAAGTATACAGCTAGGAATGCTGGGTACTGGTCGGGCTTTAGTCTCTCATGATAATTTGAAGCGATCTGAATGAACGTCGAATAATCTTTCTTAGCAGCGCCATCCAGATCTTTGTAGATTATTTTTTCCAGTGCCCTAGACAAGATGCTATTCTCCCTGCGTGCAAATTTTTCTTCAGTCCGTTGTGGCAGATTGCCTCATGCTAACGAGAACATCAAGCATTCGGCTGCGTCTTTTCACGTGAGCTACGTTCAGAAACAAGCGGCACGCTATCTTCATGATTATTTTCTGTTTATGGCCAGATTTTAAGGAATTTGTTGTCCTCTGGCATCTGATCAGAAATGTAACAGCTCTCACGAAGCAAGTATCCATTAAGAGTTCCTGCTTTTCGTGGTCCTCTTACCTTGCAGATCCAAATGTTCCGGCCGTTGGGCTTTTTCACATGAACACCCAGTTTCTCAAATTCACGTTGGACGCGTTGCCATCCTTGGTTTTGAGGATCCGCTTCGGCCGACGCTGGTTGCTCAGAGACATAGCGTTGGAAAATGCCCGGCGTGACCACGAAAAAAGCACCTTCCACGGTGTGGACCTTTGCTTTGCTGTCGTTAATAACCAATCGATGACTGCGGACACCGTCGCGCAGCCACCCTAGAAATGCCAGCCCGATGGCATCCTGGGAAGGGGCAGTTGCGGACTGCAAGTTTCCAGTGCTTGATTCAGCCTCAAGCTGGCCCGGATCTTCCAACATATCCACCAAATCGTCGAGGTAGGGGAAATCCTCACCAAAGTGCGCTGCGGTCGGCCGCTCTTCATCCGCAGAAGTCTGCGGCGCATCAGTGCTCGATTCGCTGGGTTCACTGTTTGGTAGGGGATGGTCCATCATCGGTTCAACCGTGCCACGAAAGCACCGTGGCCGAGGTTCATCGGCCAAGATAAGGCTTGGCTGCAGACGAAGAAAGGTAAAGCGATGTTGCCAGTCATCGTCTGTAATGGTCGCGCTCCATACCGCTTTCCCTTCTGGTGTACCGTCCACCAATCCATGTGATTGCAGCTCATCGAACAAGGCGATATTGGAGGAGGGGATGCCATCCACGCCCTGAGCGAGCAGGTAGGCGCGCAGTTTGTCGGTGGCCGTCTTGCTTACCAGCCACAGTTCGTCCTCTGTGAGCCAACCGGCGGCGCCGGGCTGATTGAGCTTGAACTCGTTCTTGACCAGGTGTCGCAAGCCCGTGAGCAGGTGATGCTGCAGCGAGTGTTTGGGTGCCTGCAGGGCCTTGGTGGGATTGGCGCCGATGTTCTGCGCGGTGGAGACCCGGTCCGCTTGCAGCACCAGTTCGCCGAGGGTGCCGGCGTGCTCGTAATGGTTGGCGAGCAGGAAGAGCAGGTGGCCCCACAAGACCGGGTAGTGGCTGAGCCAGTCGAGCTGACGGGACGTCAAAATCTGTGTATAAAGCAGCCCGGCGGCGGCGCCGTGTAGCTTGTAATTCCGGTCGGGGTGGTAGCGGAAACGGTAGGGTTGGTTCAGTGGCCCGTGCCAAGGGCGCCACACCTCACCATTCTGATACTCCACCTGCACGTCAACGGCAATTTTGCCAATGTCATGGAGCAGGGCGCCGTAGGCAATCGCCGCGCTCCAGGCGTCCGCCTGCGCGGCCTGATCTTCCGGTGCGGCGCCGCTGGGTAGCAGGTACGACTGGCGTAACTTCAAGCTGCAGGCCACCAGTTCCAGTCCATGGTCCAGCATGCCGCCCGGATAAGCATGGTGGTGGCTTTCGCTGGCGGGGAGTTGCTGTACATAGACGGCGTAGCGGCGGATCGGATCAAGGTAGAGCTGATTGAACTGAGGTTCCGAAAGCGCCGTGTATTGCCAGATGCGCTCCAGCAGCTTTTTCCGGTGGTCGGCACACAGCAGGGATTCAGCGGGGAGCGGGAGCAAAAAACCCTCGGGCGCTAGGGCGGGTGTGGGCTCTGCGGCATTGCCTTTTTGATGTTTGAACCACCAGCGCTTCATCGCGTTACCTGCTCTGCATTAAGAAGGTCCTTTTCCTTTTCGGATAGGCCTCTTACCCTTGTGCCCCCTTACCGTTGCCGCCGTTACCCTTTAACGCCTTGGTCCTTTTCGCGAATGCGGAAATTCGAAGACTGGTGCATCGGGTTACCTGTGGGACCGGAATGGCCTGTCCTTTTCTCGGGAGGTAGAATGTCCGGCATTATTTGGGGGAAGGTAGCCTGATGACGTTGAGCGATGCCATTTTGATCGTGCTGTTGGCCGACCGGATTCATGATACCGATGCTGCCATTCGATCAGCAGCCAAGCGATGTGCGAAACAGCTGCCACGCAGTCAGCGCGATATGTTGTTCAAGATCGGCAACAGTGCTGCACCTCGTGAACTAGTAGGCCATCTTTGCCAGTTCTTGCCGGACTGATTAGTCACGTAGATATGTGCACATCTTGAGACATGAAAAGTTAGCTGAATAGCGAATTAACGCTCGGCTAGTACTTTTGCTTCAGGTAATATCGCTGCACATGCCCCAATCCTAGGAAAGATTTCACATGTCCAAACTTGCCGAATTCAAAGCGCTGGAAGCTCAACTGGCCGCTCAACTTCAACAACTGGACGCGATGAAAAACGATTCCGGCCTGAAGCAGGAAATCGAGTTCGAACAAAAGCTCAAGGCCTTGCTGGATGAGTACGGCATGAACCTGCGCCAGGTCATCACCATTCTTGACCCGTCCAAAGGCGTGAGCGTGACTACTTCCAGCGCCTCCACTGGCGCTCAGCGCAAGCCGCGTGAAGTTAAACGCTACAAGCACCCGCACAGCGGCGAGATCGTCGAAACCAAGGGCGGCAACCACAAAATCCTCAAGCAGTGGAAGCAGGAGCACGGCTCGGATGTCGTCGAGAGTTGGCTGCAGTAATCGCTTGCTCAATTGCAGCGGCCGATGCTCGCGTTGCAGGTAAAACAAAGGCCCCGGTTGGGGCCTTTCTGTTGAAGGTGAAAAGTCACGCCGTGAGCCGTTCCGCTGCCTCGGTAGCCTGATCTGGCAGCAGCGCCAACAGGTACTCGGACGCCTCTCGCGCCTGACCGCTGGCGCGGAAGATGGCCCGCTTGTCTTCCTTGAGAATTTTCAACCAGTATGCCAAGTATTCCTCATGGCGCAACTCGCCCTGGGTGCCGGTGAGGGCGCAGAGAAACGCTGCGCCCATCTCCGCGACTAACTCCTCGAAGGCGTACGCCGCAGAGCCGAATCCATGCCCGCCAGTGATGCCTTCCCGGTTGAGGCGGGCGTGGTGACCCGACCAGTGCGTCAGCTCGTGTAGGGCGGTCGCGTAGTAGCTGCCGACGTCCACGAATTGGGCTTTGGTAGGTAGTTGGATGAGATCCCGTATTGGTAGATAAAGCGCGTCATCCCCATAGCGGTGTTCGATGCTTGCGCCGCTGGCGATCAGCAGTTGCTCGGCAGGGGCATGATCGATGAACGCTGTCGAATCCATGCTCTGATTCCGTGGCTGCTCTTCGTTGGGTAGTCCCTCGGTCTGCTCAATGTTGAACAGGCAATGCGTCCGTAGCAGTGCGAACTGCACCATCTTGACGTTACCTTGCTCATCACGGACGACCTGACCGTCTTCGTCGTGTGCTTCCTTGCTCATAGGTTTGTACAGCACCGCGAGGGTCGATTGTTCACCCTTGCGCACATGCCCACCGGCTTTCCGCGCCTGGTTGTAGGTGAGCCAGCGATCCTGGCGGTACCCGCGCAGACGCGCTTCGGCCCACAGCAGTGGAATGTTGATGCCGGCGTAGGGTCGCCGGGTGATCGCGTTAATGGGGAAAGGTGCGTCAGCACTTGAGCCCGAAGTGGTCCAGGGTTTGATCCAGGGGATGACCCCTTGGCTCAGGGCACTGACAATCTTGTTGGTGACGTCCAGGTAGATATCGGACATGACGTTCTCCAGTCAAAGAAGGGGAACGCTGCCCGGCCGGGAAGGGTTCCCGGTGGGGTAGTCAGGCAGTAGCGGTGATGCATGGTTAGAGGGCGGCGATATCTACTACGATCTCGCCGGGTAGCCGGATGAGCAGAAAAGCCGGGCCCCTGTGTGGCGTGATGCGAGCCAGCTGAAGCTGCGGCAGGTGAGCAGATACTGAAGTGCCGTTGTGCCGCAAGCGGTCGAGTTGCAGCTCGATGGGGCAGTGTGAAGGACGCGGTGCCGAAGTCAGCACGCTGTTGAGCAGGTCCGCCAAGCGCAGGCCTGACTGTCCAATCGGTTCCTCGCCTGTGGCAGGTTCAATGAACTGCTGCCAAACGCCTGGGCTCAGCACCACCGCATCGGAAAAGCGCTTCATCCTGGACATTGGGACCTCCGCGTAGCTGATCCCGCGACACCTCATGTGAGGTTCGTGCGTGGACCTGCTCAATCTGAACAAGGCACTGAGCAGGGTGCGTCCATCTATTAAACCGCGCTTGGACGTGAGGTCAATCTCCGATCTACACCTCACATGGATGGCTCTATCCAGGGAGTTCCAGCGAAGACTTCCGTCCTTGGACACCTGACAAACGGCGATCTTCAAGCGACTGAAGATGGATGCGAGAGGCGCCCAGAGAGGCCCGGTTAAGGTGCCGCTCTGGGTACGCGTGGAGATCGATTCGGCGTTTAAGATTTGCCTGCCGGATCAACCTCGGCGGCCAGGTACAGGTGGGTGGAGGTGGCCTCTACCACCAACGATCCTGCAGTGCCGCGAAGGCTGGCGAGGACAGGATCATCGATGTCGAAGTACTCGGCAAAATCATCGCCGCCGAATTCTTCGCGGGCGCGATTCCACCAGGTATCGAAGTCGTCGACGTAGGGGTTGCAGCCAGTGGCATAGGCCACGCGTTTGCGGCCGCCACCGTCCGGTTTGCTTTCGCCAATCTCGGACATGAGGTAAACACCGTGGTCCTTGACCAGTATCAATCTGCAACCATTGATACCGGCCTCGGCCAACACGGCGTGAAGTTCAGTGCCTGTGAAACGCAGCAT